CTCTCGACCGACCGAGCGAACGGCACTCGACTCCGCCCGTGATGCTCTGCTTAACGTACTCAAAACTGGTGCCGAGTACGTGACTTACGCAGTCGCCTACGTGCGAGGAACCACCGCATCAATGGATCGCGCACTCGCCCGATGGGAGGGGGAGGAGCCGGTCCTAGTCCCGGGGGGATTCAATGACGATCATGCTGACGGGACCGCAGAGGACGCCTGACGAACTGGGCGCGCTGCACGAAATGGCGGGGCTGCTCGACGCGCAGCTGATGAATGACGGCGTCACCTGGCTCGACGTCACGGCGCTCTACCGGATGGCCGGCTGGGAGTGCTGTGCGCAGGCCATGGCCGACGTGGGCATTGCCGACGCGTTCGGCTGGCCCGTGAAGGATCTTCCCGCCTGATCCCGCCTCCGTAAGGCGACTCACGGAGCACCGCGCACCCCCGGGCCGACACGGGGGAGCGCCATCAACTCACCACTACCTGCACACAGGGCGGCTCGTCATGCCCTGACGTCCGCCCACCTGTGTGGTCCAGGTCACAAATATCGAGCGTCACATTTTCGCTCGTCCACCCCATAACTCAGGCACACCAAGCACTAGAGGAGACCCCATGCGTACGAACCGCACTGTGACTGATGAGCAGATCCGCCAGGCGCAGGCCGGCGACACCGACGCCATGTGGGACATCCTCAGCGCTTATGAGCCGGTACTGAAGAGCGCCGTCCGCTCCGCGGTACCGAACGCCGACCGGGAGGACGCGGAGGATCTCCTCCAGGAGGCGCGTGTGGCGCTCATGGAGCACGTTCGCGACTACGACACCGAGGGAGCGAAGGCCCAACTTCACAGCTACGCCTTCCAGGCTGTCCGTCGTGCGGTGGTGGAAGCCAACATCAAGTCCACGACTGCACTGTCGGTGGACCCGACGACGGTGATTCGGGTGAAGCGCGCCCTTGCGTCGACGGGGGGCGACGTCGAAGGCGCTTGGATGACCGTATCGACTGACCCGGAGCCCCGTCACCGTATGTCGCGTGAAGCATTTGTAAGTGTGTGTGAGGCGCTCATGGAGACCGACAGCCTGGACGCCCCGGTGTCGAGCGGAGACAGCGATCTGACGTGGGCGGACGTTCTTCCGGACACTACTGCCGACTTCGTGGCGCCCACCGAGAGCCGCGACGTCGCGCGCTTCCTCCTGGGAGAGATCGCACCCCGACAGTCCTTCGCTCTCCGTGCCTTCTACGGCATCGGGATGATGAAGACCAGCGATGAACAGGCCAGCGACGAGCTGGGAATCAACAGCCACAGGCAGTGCGCGGCACTCAGGCAGCTCCGGAAGAACGGCACGGCCCGCGCACGCATCGTGGCCGACGCTCACAACATCGCTGCGTAAGTCACTTACTCGACAGGAGAAAGCCCATGTACCCGTCCCTTGACGACTACGACCTCCAGGGAGTCCGGCCGGAGGAGGCCGCCCTGTGGGGCGCCGATGTCCTGGCTGCCGTGGAGGCGCTGGAGGACTCCCGCCTCTTCGACGCGGAGTTCATCGACTGACCTCCGTGAGTCGACTTACGGAGCTAACGAGCACGACGACAGAGGAGAGAGCATGACCGAGCACATCGCACAGTGCCGCTACGACGCCGATCAGCGTGTGAAGGCGGGCCAGAACGGTACATCCGTGATCTTCACCGCCTATGCGGAGGGAAGCGCGGTATCGGACCCGTTCCTGACGCCGGCCGACGCCCGAACCTTCGCCCGCGGCATCCTGGCCCTGGCCGATGAGGTCGACGGGGGAGAGGTGGCGGAAATGTCCACCGTCAAGGTTGGAGACAGCGTTCGCGTAATGACTGACGGGGCCAACTTCGCCGACGTCAAGGCAGGTGATGTGTTCACGGTGAGGGGCCTTGACGCTGCGGACCCTGGCGACATTGACGCTGGCGGCTGGATCTTTCGGCCGACGGACGTGGAGAAGATCAACGACAAGCCAGTCATCGACATGTCGAAGGTCGTCGCCCTGGACGACTCCGCCCCGTCCCGCGCGGCACTGCTGGAGCAGGCCATGGACCTCATGAGCGGCAGCCAGTCCTACACCGCGTTCGACCTGACCGAGCTGGCCGACTACCTGGCGGAGGAGAAGTGATGGCAGACATCAAGATCGGCGACCGGGTTCGTGTAGTCCGGGAGCTTGTAGCCGGGACCGGTGTCTACGACGGCTACACGGGCTCGGTCACGAAGGTTGACGTCGGGGATATCTACCCCTATCTGGTGGCGCTTGACGACGAGAAGCGCGAGGTGTGGATGCACGATGTAGAGCGCGTCGGCTCACCGTCTGACCGTGACGCCCTCGTGGCCCGCGCGAAGGAGCACCTCGCGGGCACGACGCACACCGCGGACGACATCATCCGCCTGGCGGAGTTTCTCGCCGGCTGACGCACAGGGCCCGGGGCTTCGGCTCCGGGCCTTCGTCGTTCCGTGAATCGACTTACGGAAGTCTCTTGTGTCGGTCGGCTCAAGTGTGCAACTATGAACGCACGCCAGGGACTCACGGAGAGTCCGGCAGGAGAGGACATCATGATTGACACCACGGTCTCCGCCACCGTCGCCGACGTTGTCGCCCGACTCACCGGCACCTCCTACGACTGGACCGCAGTTGCCACGATGGGTTGGGGCATGGGGTCGGCGCAGCTGGGCATCAGCCGGGCCGTTCAGGAGGCGGAGGACGCGGGCCTCGTCGTGACCAAGACGCACAACGGCAAGCGGTTCGCGCAGCTGGCGCCCCTCTACACGCTCACCTACGAGACGAGCCAGGGCGTTCAGGTCCGCGATGGCCGGCCGGCTCGTGCCGTGGAGACCATCGGACGCATCGTCTCCCGTGCCGCAGACCGTGGTGAGGCGTGGGACATCGCGGTCCGGGACGCCAACGGCAACGACGTCACCGACCGCTTCACCTGCTTCAGCGACTGAGCGCGAATCGCCGAAACGCCCTCCGGGGCGTCCGCGGGGACTGGCCTACCCGCGCTGATGAGGCAGGCCGTAGGAGGAGGAGAGATGGCGAAGAAGATCGTGATCCACCTCGCGGCCGACGAGCGCTTTCAGCTCTGGGGACAGCGAATCAGCAAGGTAACGCTGACCGGTCGGGAGGCAGCAGTGTTCTCGTGGCGTGGGTTCGTCGGAACCGTCAACCCGACCAACGTCCCCGAGATCGCGAACGCGTTGGAGGAGCGGAAGAGCTACATCCGGTACGACGACGCAACGGGCGCTTACCTCCGACGCTAGGCACACTCGCCCCGCCTAGGCATCGCCCGATCAACCCGGCACCCCCAGTGCCGGCGGGCGCGCGGTTCGAATCCGCGGCGGGGCACTCGAAGAACGACCCGCAGAGGAGGCGGCATGGACATCCCCAGCTTCCCCGACATACGCCCCGGAGACTGGCTCGTCGGCCTCCTGGACGGCAACCGTGTCCCGCTCGCTCGTGTGGTCGACGTATGGGTGACCTCCACAAGTGTCCTGCGGGTACAGACGCACTTACGGGACTGGCCCAACGGTCACCCGCTGATCATGACTTACCTCCGCGGCGACCACGTCGACGTGATCCGGCTCTAGGGGGAGCGATGCTGAAAGCACTGAAGATCCGACGGGCGGCAGACAAGCTCATGGCTGCTTACCCGGAGATTCCCGTCGACGTGGCCCGCGCCCGTGCACGGCAGATGGCCACGCGGTACCCGGAGGCCACCACGTACCGGGTAGGGGAGTACCTGATTCACAACGAGCACACGACGCGACTGCTCGCCGACGAGCCGACAATGACGCGGCTGCTGAACGAGCTGAAGCGAGAGATCGAAGGGGAGGAGACGCCATGACCCGCAACACCCGAGACGCCGCCGTACAGGCCGCGTTCGACCGCTTCCACGCCACAGCCACGACGAACCGCCGGTCGGCCGTCAGCCAGCTCCACACGGACATGCGCAAGGCCGGCGGACCGACGCCGACGAGGGAAGAGGAGAAGTGACGATGCACTCCCGAGAGACGTTCGTCGGCCGGACCGCGCTGTTCGGCAAGTCGTACATGTGGATGCGGGTTGCTGGCACGCTGGAGCTGCGACCCGACTACGCGCAGCGGACGTTGTTCCCGCGCGGGGAGCGACGACAGATGGACATCTGGAACATGCGGGGTCGACTGGCCCACACCGGCCGTCCCTCCCGCGGCCCGTTCCGCGCTGCAGCTGTCACCGCCGGGGCTGCAACCGCACTCGCCCTCTCCGTGGTCCTGGCGAACCCGACGAGCCACCCGACGTCGGACATGGCGCCGGCCCCGTACTTCAGCCGGACGTCGGAGGGCGTCGAGCCCTACTACCCGACTCCGGAGCCCCGCTCGTCGACGAACACGAGCCGCCACGGGGAGCGCAAGGCACTGATGGTGGAGCACATCGCCACTCCGTCGACGACACCGACGACGCGCCACCCGATCGCGACGCCGCCGGCCGACATCCGCATCAGCTTCTACCGCAACTGCACCGGCCACGCTCAGGAGTGCATCGACGCCGGAGCCCTGACGATGTACGCCGGACGGATCCTCGCGGGGCACGCCTACATGGGCTATCAGTGGCTCGCCCGCGTACCCGTCGGCCAGGAAGTACGCGTCATCTCCGGCCCGCTCGCAGGGACCTACGAGGTCTACGGCCGCCTGCGGATCGGGCGTCAGGGCGGATCGATCCCCACGTTCCCCGGCTCGCCGGCGCTCGTTCTGCAGACCTGCGTGGGGGACGGGACGGGGTTCTCGCTGCTGCGTCGGGTGTAGGTGCGTGAGTCGACTTACGGAAGTTCGTCAGCTGGGCTTGTGTCGGCCGACTCAAGTGTGTCATCATCGAGGCAACGCAAGGGACTGACGAAGGAGAGACCATGAAGACCGAGACCTACAAGGGCCGCAAGCTGAAGGTCGTCAAGGCTCGTGGCGCCGACTTCGGCTACACCCGCGTGACCCTGAACGGCACCGACATGGGTAAGCACCTTGGCACTGAAGAGGACGCACTGAAGTGGCTGCGCAACAGCATCGACTTCACTGACGTGGAGGGACCCTCTAGCGGTCGCTTCGGATCCGAGTGGTTCGCCCCGGGCACTTTCGAGCTGTGCGACGAGGGTCACCCGATGGAGATCGGTGGGGAGTGCGGCCACCATTGGTGCGTTGAGCAGCGTGCGGAGGCCGCCTCGGTCGTCGTCGAAGAGCGACCCGTAGTCGTCGTGATCAACCGCAAGGCCCTCGTGAAGGAGGCCAGCATGTCCGTCGACCCCGCCCACGTCACCCTCACCGTCACCGCCCGCGACATCCGAGCCGGCGACGTCTTCACCCTCCACGGCCACGAGCGGACGGCGACACACAGCACCTGGCCCACGGCGCTCCGCAACCACGTCCACATCAGCTTCGTGGGCGGAGGCGACGCCGTCATCCCCGCGGACCGCAAGGTCGTCGTGACGAGGGCGAAGGAGCTGGGATGCGTTACCGCCTGACGATGGAGTGCGGCGCATCGGGCATCGTCGACGACGTGGCACAGCGCCACTTCCTCCGCCAGGCCGTGAGTGCCGGCTACGGACGGACGAGAGTCCGCGGCGGATGGGTGGTGGAGCTGCCCGGGGGAGCGCTCGTGGCGATGCTCCGTGAGTCGACTTACGGAAGTTCGCCGAAGGGACTTGTGTCGGCCGACTCAAGTGTGTCATAGTTGAGCCACGCCAGGGACTCACGGAGGGTCCGGCAGGGGAGGAAACGCCATGATCGACAACAAGTTCGGCACACAGGACGCCCCGGCGGGATTTGCTCTTCCCAAGGCGGCCGTCGGACTGCTCAACACCGCCGCTCTGTCCGGCTGGACCACCGGTTGGCAGTGGGCGGAGGACAGCGGTAACAGCCCGTTCGTCACGGTCCACGTGGCCGACCCTGACAGCCGGGAGTACTTCAAGTACACGTGGCACTCCCGCGGCACGGGAACCCTGCGCCTCTTCTCGAAGATCCGCCAGGCGCATGCCGGCGCCCCGTGGACTGACGGACCGAGCGTCAAGGCCGCTATGTTCCGCGTCCGTGAGATAGCGGATAAGCGCAGCTAGTGCGACACCCCTGGAGCCCCTGCCAGTTGCGATGGCGGGGGCTCCACCCGTACCACTTACCCACACCCCCGTGCACACCAATGAGGAGCCATGCCGAAGACCCCCGCACACGTCAGACTGGCCCGGAAGTACGGGCAGACCGCCGTTCTCTACGCCGCCCTGGCACTCTCCGCGCCCGGTGAGTACGCGCTCGCGCAGATGGCCGGCTGGGACGCACGCTTCGCCTGGCTCATGCCGGCCGTGATGAGCCTGTACGCCGCGATCGGGGCGAGCGTTGCGAAGGCGCAGAAGGAGGCCGCCCGCGTTGCCGTCGGAACGCGATACGAGAACGAGGCGAAGCGACGTTCCCGCAACGCAACGACTGGCGCGCTCCTGGCGCTGCTCATGGCAACGGCCGCGCAGGTCACGGAACACGTGATCACCGCTACCGTCTTCGGCCCAACGCTATGGGTTGTCGTCGTTGTCTCCGCCGTTCCGCCGTTGGTCGCCGCGCACGTGCTTCACATCGACCCGCCCACGGACGTCGCAGTCGACGACGCGCCCAGCGCACCCGCGTGGGTCCGTGAGGAGCTGGAGCGAAGGGCACAGGCGGACGCTGGAGAGCCCACGGAGTCTCTGAAGCAGGAAGACCCCACGCCGGTCGCCGAAGAGCCGCAGGAGCCCGTTCTCGTGACGTACAGCGAAGCCGCGGAGGCGTTGGGGCTGAGCGACGTGACGATCAGGGGCGCGGCCAACGGGCCCAACCCGCGCATCATGAAGTTCCCTGGACCGCTCGTCGACATGCGCGAGTGTTCTACAGTGTTTGCTAACAGCCGCCGCACCGTTGGCGCGTGAGGAGAGACGATGGAGTTCAACAACGTAGAGGGAACGAACCTCCACGCAGACGTAGACGGCTACTCCGTGTTCACCATTACCGACTACGCGACCACGATGCACTGGTCGGGGCTGCAGGAGTGGCGTCGGGGGTCCGTTTACTTCGACGTCCCCGGGGAGTTTGCCCCGGACAGCTTCACCCCCGCGCAGGCCCGGGAGCTGGCTGCGGCGCTCATCCGCGCGGCGGAGGCGGCTGAAGACGCCGTTGTCCCGGACGAGTTCGACGAGTCACAGTGCGGCGACGAGTGCCGCAGCGTGGTCGGCCTGTGCGACCACTACGAAAGCTGGTACCGGGCCAGCATGAGGAAGGCGTGGCGCGGCATGCGTGACGGCCTGGAGGGTGTCATGTCGACACTGGAGGAGAGCCGATGAAGCGCGCACAGCTGCACCGCATGACCGGAGCGGGGGCCACCTCCGCCCGGTTCCTCACCGACGACGACGCACAGCCTGGAGTCTTCGGCAGTCTCCTCCGCCTCCGACGTGAGGCCCAGCACCGCGAGGCGCAGGCGGACCGTGAGCGCCGGCTCGTCGAACTGGACCGAAACATCGCCTCGCTGGAGGCGTGGCACCACAGCTGGAGACTGAAGCATGACGAGGACTACCGGGCGCTGCACCCGGGGGAGTGGTGCGACCGTCATCGCGGACCGTCCACGGAGTGCACGTGGCGCGCCGTGTGTCACCTGCCGAGTCACTACCGGGAGTTGCGCAGCGGGTACCGCGCGGTAGGGAATTCCGCTCCGTCACCCACCCTCAGCGTCGAAGATCGACGCGCGGCTACGCGCACGATGGCGGCATGGGGGAGGGGTGACCATGCGTGAAGAGCCGCCGTTCGCGTGGGTAGACCGTGCAGCATCGAGACGGGCCCAAACGCTGACCAGGCAGCCCGAGACCGCCGACAAGGCGCCCGAACCGGCTGGCCCCGTCTGCGGCGCCGAAACCGTCCTCTGGCCAGGCGACGAACACCTCGAAGTCGTCTGCCAACTGCCGGCCGGACACGGTGACAACGCCGACGACGACCACATCGAGCACGAGGACGGAAGCCTGAGCTGGCTCACGACCGTCGACGTTCCAGCCAAGGAGACGAGCGTGACCCCTGACGACGTCCGCGCCATCGTTCGTGAGGAGATCCGCGAGGCGTTCAGGGTGCTCGCTGCACAGGCCAGCGACTTCCCCGGCTACGAGACTGACACCATCGAAGACACGGCAGCCCGAATGCTTGAGCGGGTGTCCGAAGGCGTCGCGGACGTCCTGCGGCACGCATCGACGTGCAAGCTCCGCAACGGTGGCCGGTACTACAGCAGCTGTGACTGCGGGGCAAAGGACTGACGCCCCAGCACCACCCGAGAGCCCTCGTCGCATCACGCGGCGGGGGCTTTCTGCGTTTCCGGGGTCAGCCGTTGACGGGACGCCCGTGCTCCCACAAGGCCGCCACGTGGCCGGCAAACCGGTCGTACAGTCCGTCGTCCCCTAGCCGCCGCAGATGAAGCATGGGCGACTCGTGACCTAGCAGCGACGAAAGATGGGGCGTCACCAACATCTCGTCATCGAACATAAAGACGCTGAGCGCGATGTGGTCATCCGAGTACCGCGCTTCGACGCCCGGGACGTCGCCCATGCGCTGCAGCGCGTCGAGGGTGATCCGGATCCGCGTGCCCACCGTCAGCGGTACGCCTTCGATCTCTTCGCGCCGGCGCGTGACGTCGGATGCGGGGTCGCCGACGAGGAACCGCACGGAGCAGCCGGCCGACGCCTTTGACTTTAGCCGGTCGGCTAGGCGGCTCTGCTCCTGCCACAGGAAGTAGTTGGTGTAGCCGGCAAAGGTGATGTTCTTCGACGCGGAGTCGATCAGCGTGGACCAAACCGACGTCGGGCACGCATTCCGGTACGGGTACGCACTGACGATCTCCCGCTCCGGGCCAGTCTTGACGACGCTCCTTACGGACCGTGGCCACAGCATCTCTACTCCAACCCCTAACGCCTGCGCTACATCCTCGCGCGTGCCAGGGTGCGGAGCGCGGGACTCATCCGAGATCCATCGTTCCACGGTTTTGGCGTCGACTCCGACGGTACGAGCGAGCCCAATGCGGCTCACGCCGGCAGCTGACAGAGCATCACGCAGCGCAGTATTCAAGGGGACCCCCGGGGACGGTTCGGACGCTTAGGACGATAGCGAGCGTCCGTCCTAGGTGTCCCGGATATGTCCGCCCTTTCGTCCCCTCGGGTGGTGGACGATGGTAGAGCTAGCCAGCAGACGTCGTCAGCGGGGAGGCAGGCCAGTGACGTACGACCCCATTCCCACTTCGGTACGAATGGCGCCTTCCTCCCGCAATGCGCGTGTGACTTTCTGCGCGGTGACGACCGCGATGCCGAATTCTTCGGTGAGCTGGACGACGGAAGGCACGCGCGACCCGGGCGGATAAGTGCCGTCAGCAATGCGGGCACGGAGGATCTCCGCCACCTGTCGCCATTTGGGCCGCGTCTCGTCTAGCTCAATCACGTGAGGACCGTAGAGGATCATGGTACGTCAGTGCGAGAGATAGACGACAGCAGTGTTCTATAGGATGCTGTATCAGGCAAAGACCCCTGGACCGTGCGACCGATCCAGGGGCGTGGACGACGCTATGAAGGAGCGACGCCATGCAGGACTCTAGCCAGCTACATGCCGACCGCGACACTGGCCCGCGGAAGAGAGCCGTCCCGCAGCCCTACCCCGGGTGCGACGTTTGCGGGGCTTTACTCCGCCACTGGATCGCCGCCACGGAGCCAGCGTCTCCGACGGCCAGTGACGTTCTCGCCGCGCAGTTCGCTAAGGAGATTAACGAGCACCGGAAAACGGACGAGCAGAGCACCCGCGCTCTGATCTGACTCCGGCTCGCCCACAGACCCGCGCGTTAGGGGCGTCACCCCCGGCGCGTGGAGGGCGGCAGGGACCACGCTCGATGTGAGGTCGGCACGGTCCCTGCCCGTCCGCTAGCCCCGTTCTCCCTATTAACCCCCAAGGGAGGGCGGGGCTTTGACGTGGGCGAACGCACTTCCAGGTGACATGTAACTCGCTGAGACTGGCGCACGCTAGGTGAAGCAACTATCATGTGACGCATGACTCCATCAGCGCTACGTCGCGAGCCGTCAACTAGCGGCGCACTCCGCATGGTTGGTGCGCTGCGCATCAGCCGATACACGGACGCGTCGACGTCCCCGGAGGTCCAGGAGGAACGCGTCACTGCCGCAGGTAACCGCCTCGGTGGAACGTTCGTCGGCTGGGCGCGGGACCTTGAAGTGTCAGCCCTGAAGACTACGCCGTGGGAGCGCGAGGAACTCTCCTACTGGCTGGAGCGCCCCGACGAGTGGGACGTCATGATCTGGCAGCGCATGGACCGCGCAGTCCGCTCCATGGCCGACATGGCGGATCTAGGCCGCTACGCGAAGAAGCACGGAAAGCGCCTCGTGTTCGCGTCAGGGCCCGGCGGGGACAAACTCGAACTCGACTTCAGCTCTCCCATGTCCGAACTCATCATGTTGATTCTCGCCTTCGCCGCTCAGCTCGAAGGCCAGACCATCATGGAGCGGAACCAAGGTGCCGCCGCACACCTTCAGTCAATGGGCCGTTGGGCCGGCGGCGTTGTCCCCTACGGCTACAAGCCGGGCCGGCAGATGTTCCCCGACGGCAACGAGGGTTGGTGGCTATTCGAGCACGTAGACGCCAAGCACCCCAACCGGTCGACCGCGGATATCCGGCGCGGAATGGTCGCTCGCGCGATTGCCGGCCGCAACTACAGCGAAATCAAACGGTGGCTGGAGGAGATGGAGGCCATCACCCCGAAGAACCACCGCGCGTTGCTCGCCACGCCTCCAAGAAAGATGGACGACGAAAGCGAGTGGCAGCTCACGGTAGTCCGGGACATGCTCCAGTCGCCGTTGATGCGCGGCTACATCGTGAAAAGGGACGGCACCACCGTCCGCGGCGAATCCGGAGACCCCATCCGCCAAGGGGAGTCGCTTATCGACGACGCCACGTGGCACGAACTGCAAGACGCCTTGAAGCTGCTCGCGAACGGCAGCACCGGGCCACGTCGGAAGGACGGACATCCGCTCCTTGGCGTCATCGTCTGCAGCGTCTGTGACTCCAACATGTACGTCAATTGGTATGTGGAGTCCTCCACGAAGACGGATCCCGCCACCGGGAAGAAAGTCCGCATCAAGACGGGCGTGAAGAAGGAAGTCTTCCGCTGCAACGGGAAAAACCACCCGAAGGGCGTGACGGCGCTCAGTATCCAGTCCGCCGGCGTCCTGGAGTACGTAGAGGAGCAATTCCTCGCGCACATGGGGCCCTTCAAGCGGACACAGGTCATCCGTGTCCCTGGCGTCGACCATCGGGCGGAGATCGCGGACCTGGAGGCCGACATCGAAGAGCTGTCCACGAGGCTCGGAGCGTTGCGTGGACGCGCTGCGGACGCCGTCATGGCGCAGCTGCAGGGACGTTCCGACCGACTGGACGAGCTGAGTGCTGTCCCCGTCACGCCGGCGCAAGAGAGGATGGTCGAGCTGGACACCACATGGGCCGACGACTGGCGCGCTACGACGGACACCATGGCTCGTCGTCAAATGCTCCTGGCGGCCGGTGTGCGCGTCACTGTGCACCCTCCGGAGCGCTGGAGAGCGCCGGTTGACGCGCGACTGACGTTCGAAATCGGGACGCACGTCGACCCGGAGCAGGATGCATTGGACGATGTGGCCTACCAAGAGAGCCTGTAAGGTAACGGGTCGATAACGTTCAGCAACAAGTTTTGGGGCGCCTGCGGACCCCCGTGGGCGCCTCGTCGGCCGCCTCTGCCCGCCTCGTCGACGTCGACCGGAGCCTCCGCCATTCACAGGTGCCTGTGGATAACTACGGACAGTGCTGATGTGGCCTCAGTTCGTAGCTCTGCGTAGCTACTTCAGTGCCAAACTGGCCAGAATGACAAACCAGACCCTAATTTCTACTTAGTGCTACGCGCGTTAGAGAAGAAGTGAAAAAGGGGTTCAGTTTGGCGGTTTGGACCAGAACTGTCCGGAGGGGGAGGCGGACCAAGATCAACAAAGTGTCACACCCACCCCATAACCAATGTAGAGGGAAGAACGGCGGCGCCGGCGAATGGCGCGGCGTCCGCTTCCCTCCGACGGCCGGCAGCGCTCCCGTGCTCCCGCACTCTCCTCCGGTAGAGCGCGGTTGAGCGCTCCGGCCGTCCAAGACTTCCTTGCCCGGTGCATGGGACTTCAGCCCGACTGAAGCCCGGACGAGGATGGTGTCCGTAGCTCAGTGCCCAGAGCGGGCCCGCAAGGGATGCGCGCAGGTTGGAATCCTGCCGGACACACGGGCACGGCCGCGCGGTGACCTGGGGCAGACCGGGAGCCGCGTGGCGAAGGTAAGGGGCTGCTTCGGCAGGAAAATCCTCCTCCCCCAGAATCGTCGTTGCCTTGCGCGACCGGGTCACCCGGGGCAGGCGAAGGAGTGGCACGACGACATGGTCCCGTAGCTCAGTCTGGATAGAGCGCCGTACTACGGATGCGGAGGGCGGAGGTTCAAGTCCTCCCGGGACCACTTCGGCAGCTAGATCAATGGCGGGCCCGGCAACGGGAACGCACGGCTACGCATCTCGCCGCAGGGTTGACCATGGCACTCGCCTGCGGGATTGACTGCTAGCGGTGAGATCACCGGGCGATGGTCCGGAGACGGAGGTTCGATTCCTTCGCTGCCGACTGACATCGGGATATGGCGCAGCTTGGTCAGCGCATCCGCTTTGGGAGCGGAGGGTCGTCAGTTCGAATCTGACTATCCCGACCACACACATCCACCACGGCGGAGGACGCCATGCCTGTAGAGGTACCAAGCGCGTCCGACGTCGACGCGATAGACGCACGCACGAAGGTCCTGGAGTCCGCTTTCGACGTCCTGTCGAAGCGCCCGATGCCCTCCGCGGCGACGTACATCGTTCGCCCGGAGGACTACGGCGCGAAGCCCGGGAAGGACGCCACGGCAGCCTTCCAGGCGCTCATGGACGACGTGGACAAGCGGCTCACGCCTGACGCCGGCGGAAGCGTCCCGGTGGCCACGGTGACCGTGCTCCTGACGGGCGTCTACAACGTCTCTGGCAGCATCATGCGGCCAAAGAGCGGGCGTGCGCAGGGACTCACCTTCCGCGGCATGGGGAAGCGGTCGTCTGAGATCGTCATGACCGGAGCGTTGCCTCTCTTCGTCAATCAGGACCGTTGGATGGGCGTCCGCTTCTACGACGTGTCGTTCCGGTCGACGAACGCCGGTGCCTCGTTCCTCTACAGCTCCAGCACTGGCGCGTGCCAGGATTGGAACTTCACCAACTGCGAGTGGCGCGGCTCATGGAAGTACGGCGTCGGGCTGGACGGTCCGCAGACGAGCAACTGCAACAGTGAGTTCGTCTTCGACCGCTGCACTGTCACCGGCTACTACGACGTCGCGTGGTTCTGGTCAGGGATGACGCCGGCCAACGCGCAGCAGGATCAGTTCCTGAACTACAGCTTCCGTGACTGCAAAATGGAGCCCAGCTACGGCGACGTTCTCCGCTTCGACAAGGGTGGATCGGTCACCGTGAGCGGCGGCTCATGGATCTTCACGGGGAAGCGCCCGGACGGCTCGCCATCCAGGTTCTTCTACCTTCCCGGCGGCTCGCACTTCGACTCCGTGCAGAGCCTCACGGTGACCGGAGTCCGCTTCGAGCCCCGGGATGCGGCGAACATGGTGATTGACTCTGCCTGGAAGGGCATGGTCCAGTTCATCGGCTGCATGGACGACGCATGGGCGTTCAAGCCCTACTCAGCCGGCGACGCCTACGCCCCGCACCGTTATACGAACCCATCGGGAGTGCGCTATCAGGGATGCACCCTGACGGGCCGCCACTCCTACGCGCAGTCGGAAGCCCCGTCGCGTCAGAGCATCGTCTATGACCAGTGCGCACGCACGGTGGCGACGAGGCGGACGAAGGCGGCGTTCCTGACGGTCACCGGCTCGAAGGCAAGCGCCGTGAAAGTCGTCCACCGTGACGACCGGGACGGCATCGTCTGAGCCGCCACAAACGCAGCCCCGCCGCGGAGGAGAGATCCCGCGAGCGGGGCTGGGCTACTTCCAGGCCGACGTCACGGACCAACGCGACGAAACGTCAGCATGGCTCGATCGCCGGCCGGATGCGGCTCGTTGAACTGAAGCTTCCACCCAGCCATCTCGACGCGGGTGATCAGCCGGTCCACGTTGTGCACGCCCCCGACGGCTACGCGACTATGCGTCTCCAGGCCTTGCTTGTACGCCCTCAGAGCGGCGGAGTCGGGCTTGAGCGGCGACGGCGTGCCAGCGATGCGCTTCCCGAAGAGCTTGAACTCCACGATTACCCCCGATCTTGACGGCCTCCCCTGGCCGCGAATGAGCGACAGCGTAGAACATGAGCCCCGCGGAGGTGGCGATATGGCGTGGGACGGAAGTACCCGACGCAGCCGCCTGCCGAAGAACTGGCCGGCTATCCGACGTCGCATCGTCCGCCGTGACGGAGGCGTCTGCACAGCCCGCTACAGCGACGGCCGACGGTGCGAGCTACCGGGCACTGACGTGGACCATATCGTCCACGGAGACGACCACAGCGACGCGAACCTGCAGCTGCTGTGCACCTGGCATCACAGGCAGAAGAGCAGCAGTGAAGGCGGCACAGCAGCCGGCCTCACACGGGCCTCTGTGCACAGGCCCCCTTCTACACACCCTGCCCTGGAGGACTGATGGTGGAGCGCATACGTACCCGCCTGCGTGGGTGGGCCAAGGGTGGACGCCTACCTGAGGGCCCATGGCCAGAGGGTGCTACAGCATGGGGTGACTACATCGTGGCCTACTACCGTGCTCCATCCACCACGTGCGTGGGTACGTGCGTGTGTGGGCGCACCATACGCATCGCACAGGAGCGCCCATGAGTGGCGCACACGTGGTGCTGGAGGAGGCGGAGGACACGGGCGAGGACGGACTCATGGTCACGCGTGTGAGCGTCAACGGTGTCGATGTTGGTCGTCTCGCAAGAGCACCAAAGATCAACGTTGGAACGAAGTCAGATCGAACGCTGACAACGATCACGCTGACGCTCGTGCCGGCTCGCCTGGAGATCAGGGGAGAGCACGCGGACGGTGATCGCCGCGAGTCTCGCGCCGGCTTCACGGCCAAGATCGACTAGCCCAACCCAGGGGGGTGACCCCCGCCGGCCCGCCTTGAAGACCGTAAGAGTGCTGGTGTCCGCTGTCTGTACGGGTCTGGGGACTTGGAATCGGGCTGCGGAAGCGAGCCGGATGGGAGGCCGTCAGGCGCCCGCACAGGGCGTCCTAGGGGCATCTGAGGGCCACGGGAGGCGCAAAGTGTGACTCGCCGGCGTTGATCCCCTGACGTATCGCCGCAGGTGAGAGGCTTGAAAGTGTGACACGCCCCCAGTACGATAGAGACATGAAGCGAACTTGCGAGATGTGCCCGGAGCCGATGCCGATCACGGCACGCTCTCACGCGCGCACCTGCTCGCCTCGCTGCCGGAAGGCGCTATCCCGCGCACTGAAGGCGAACGCGCTGCCAACCGAACTGACGACCCGCGACAGGTGGGTTCGACGGTCCGCGACGAAGGTCCCGCTGACAACTGGCGACATGCCAGCGTCGAGCACCGACCCGCGGACGTGGAGCAGCTACACAGAGGCCGTGAAGTCGACGGCCGGCGTCGGTTTGGGCTTCGTCCTCTCCGACGTCGACGACGTGGTCTGTATCGACCTGGACCATTGCATGAACGCGCTCACCGGGCAGCTCGCCCCGTGGGCTGCGGCCATCGTTCGCGACGCGGGAGCCACCTACGTAGAGGTTTCCCCGTCCGGCGACGGGCTGCACATCTGGGGTCGCGCTGACGTCCGCCATGGACGGCGCATCCGACGCCCCGACGGCACGGCCGTGGAGATCTACGGAACCGGCCGCTACATCGCAATGACGGGACGCCGACATGGCTCTTCCCCGTCGATCCTCGCGGACCTCTCCGCGGTGGTTACCAAGCTGACGGCGTAACTCCCGACATGGGACGGCGCTGCCGTTCCTAACCGGGAGGTACCGAAGTGGCGGGAAGAGGTCCAGCCCCCAAAGACCCATCCAAGCGACGCCGGCGCAACGCCGCGGAACCGGAAACGGTCATCACCCCTGACGACGAACTCCGCGGTCCTGAGCTGCCGGAGGGCGTCCTAGGCGTCAACACGAAGACCGGTGAACTCACCGAGTGGCACCCGATGACGCTGCTGTGGTGGAAGACCTGGCGCGAGAGCGCGCAGGCGCAGACGTTCACGGATACCGATTGGGCGTTCTTGATCGACACCGCCCTTATGCATCACTCGATGTGGGACAAGGGCCAGTGGACGCTAGCCGCTGAAGTCCGCCTCAGAGCGGCCAAATTCGGCGCTACGCCGGAGGACAGGGCTCGCCTGAAGCTCAAGGTCGACGACCCCATGCCAGCCCGTCAGGCGCCCGCACAGAGCCCCGCCAACGTGAGTGACATCCGCTCCCGACGAGACCGCCTCACAGGCTAGGAGGCCGGATGCCGCACGACATCGTGCGCGCCCCCGGTCACGACCGATCCCGCTCTCTGGGCTGGCTCTCGGTCGCATGGATGGAGTACTTCGTGGTGCACGGTCCTGGCGACGTCCAGGGCGAGCCGGTACGCCACGGAGACGAGTACACAGGCTTTGTCGTCGACTGCTACGCGCTGGACGACGATACCGGCCGCATGCTCTACGACTCTGCGTTCTTCTCCCGCCCGAAGGGCTGCGACAAGAGCGGACTTGGCGCGCGCATCGGCCTCTTCGAAGCGTTCGGCCCGTCCCGGTTCACCGGCTGGGCTGAAGGCGGTGAGGTCTACCGCGACCCGTGGGGGCTGGGCTTTGAGTACGTCTACGAGCCCGGCGAGCCGATGGGTCGCCCGGTCAAGGTCCCTTACCTCCGAATCATGGCGACGGAGGAAGGCCAGACCGGCAATGTGTACGACACCATCTATTTCAACCTGACCGACGAGGCGTCACTCCTGTCCGCGGTCCCTGGCGTCGACCCGGGACTGACGAAGATCAACCTTCCCGACGGCGGAGAGATCACACCGTCAACTGCCTCCAGCTCGTCGAAGGACGGCGGTAAGGAAACATGGGTCTGCTTCGACGAAACCCACCTGTACAACACGCCTGAACTTCGGCGCATGTACGCGACCGTTACCCGAAACCTCCGCAAGCGGAAGAAGGGCGCGCAGACGTGGTATCTCGAAACGACCACGATGTTCGCCCCGGGGCAAGACAGCGTCGCGGAACGCACCTACGAAGAGGCTGAAGCGATCCGTGAGGGGCGCAAAAAGCGTGGTCGCGCGCGTCTCATGTACGACCACCGGTACGGCGTCTGTAAGGACCTGAAGAACGAAGACGAACTCCGGGCCGCTCTGCTCGACTCCTACGGCGACGCCATGGAGTGGATGGACCTGGACACGCTCGTCGACGACTTCTACGACCTGCGTAACGACTCTGCCGACGGAAAGCGCTACTTCCTCAACAGCCGGACGTCCTCCTCCGATGCGTGGATGGACCCTGACGCCTGGCAGCTCTGCCGGCGCGACGAGGAAATAGCTGACGGCGAACTGATCACGCTGGGCTTCGACGGATCCATTCGCGACGACGCCACGGCGCTTACAGCCTGCCGCGTCTCGGACGGTCATCTGCAGTTGCTCGGTGTCTGGGAGAAGCCCGAAGGCCCCGAAGGTGAAGGCTGGCAAGTCGACCGCGAGTCGGTAGACAACGCCGTCGGCCGCGCCTTCGAGCGCTACGAGGTCTGTGGCTTCTACTGCGACCCGCCGCACTGGCAGGACTACGTGGACGCCTGGACCCGGGATCACGGTGACGACCTCCAGGTACGTGCCACACAGGCCCGTCCGCTGGAGTGGTGGACCAACCGCCCGACAGCCATGGAGCAAGCGCTCAACCGATTCACAGAGGCCGTTGACGACAAGGGTCTCTCATGGGCTGGCGCCGACAAGGCTGACGACAACGACGCTGCGTATGCCCGGATGGGCGCCACGCTCTCGCGCCACGTCGTCAGCGCCAAACGCCGCCCCATGGGCCGCAACCACATCGGCATCGGCAAGGAACATCCGAAAAGCCCGAAGAAGATCGACGCCGCCATGTCCGCCACGCTCGCCTACGAGTGCCGCGCTGACGCCGTCGCTGCAGGAATCACCAAGCGAAAGAAGCGGACTGGCCGCCTCGTCGCCTTCTAAGGAGGTCCACTAGTGCCTATCGACGTCACGAAGGTGGAGTCTCCTGGGTGGTGGCTTCAGCGTCTCGGCAAAAAGCTCCTGGACGAGCGTGACGACTCGCGCGACGTCGACGGAGAGGTAACCCCAGGGCTGACTTCACTGCGCAAGGCCGCAGAGGGCAAGCCAAAGCTGCCCCACGTCCCTGGCGTTGACCCGAAGGAAATCGCAGAGTGGATGCGGGACGCCCGCACTAACTGGCTGTCTCTCGTCATCGACTCGCCAGGCGAGCGGCTGGGCGTCGACGGTTTCCGCTTCGACGACCCGGACAGCAAGTCGTCCGACGGCGCGAAGGTCTCCGACAAGGAGGCCAATAGGATCTGGCAAGAGAACTCAATGGACGCGGATTCAGCTCTCGTCCACTACGGCGCCATGTCGCAGCGACGGGCGTTCGTCCTCGTTGAAAAGGGCGACGACGGCCGTCCGGTGCTAACCCACGAGACACCCACACAGGTGGCCGTGGAGCACGAGCAAGGCAACCGCCGAAAGCTGGCAGCCGGCCTGAAACTCTGGCGTGACGACTGGACCGGCAACACCCGGGCGACGCTCTGGACTCCGTCAGAGGTCCATGAGTTCACCACGAAGACAGCGTCCCCGACCTTCTCCGGCCGCGCGGCTGAACTCCGCGGATGGGATGCCCTGGCGCTCCCGACGCAGCCTGACGGCTACCGGAAGAACGAGCTGGGAATGGTTCCGCTCGTTCCCTTCATCAACCGGCGCAACCGTCGGCCGGAGGGATTCGCGGAGCATGAGGACGTTCTGTCGATCCAGAACCGGATCAACCTGTCGCTTATCAACCTGATTGCCGCCATGAAGTACGGAGCCTTCCGTCAGCGGTACGCCGCCGGCCTGGAGGTCGACGAGGACCCGCTCACGGGTGCAGCGATTCAGCCCTTCCAGCTGGACATTCGCAAGCTCTGGACGACGGACAACCCCGACGTGAAGTTCGGCGAGTTCTCCGCGACGGACCTTGTCCCGTACGTCCGTGCCGTAGAGGCTGCTGTTCAGGATCTGGCCGCCATCTCGCGGACGCCTCCGCATTACCTGATCGGCGCCGTCGTCAACGTGAGCGGCGACGCTCTGAAGGCTGCGGAGACCGGCCTCATCAGCAAGGTTCGCGACCGTCAGCGCACCTTCGGAGAGTCGTGGGAAAACGTCATGCGCCTGGCCTTCAAGGTCGCCGGCGACGAGACCCGCGCGACCGCCTGGAGCGCTGAGACCATCTGGCGTGACCCGGAGTCGCGGACCATCTCCGAACTGGCTGATGCAGCCGTGAAGAAGGCTTCGGCCGGCGTCCCGTGGCGTCAGCGCATGGAGGACATGGGATACACGCCCGCACAGATCGCGCGCATGGAGATCGACCGAGCGGCAGACGCACTCAACGCAACGCCGGCCACCGATCCCCAGCCCTCGTCCCTTCAGGCCAAGCGCGACGCGAAGCAGCCACAGAACGAGCCGACCATGATCGGGCGTGACAATGTCCCTGACGCGGCTTGACCGGCAGTACGGAACGGCCGTCAGCGGCGTGTGGGCAAGCGTCCTTGGACGCGTTGGCCGGTCCTGGACTGATCTGGGCTCCTGGCGCTCCTCCGACGTCCGGCGGTTTCAGCGGACAGCCCTTCCCGTGCTGCTTGCGGGAGAACGACAGATAGCCGCGCTCACGACGACCTACCTGGAGCAGACCTACCGCGATATCGGCGGAGGCACCCGAGTAGACCTCGACTTCGACAAGGTGACCGGACGTGCGCTACGCGACGTCGACCCCGAAGAGGTCTACCGGCGCCCATTCAAGGACGTGTGGGCTGCCCTGGAGAACGACGTCCCCTTTGACGTCGCCCTGGACCGCGGAGCGCACCGCCTGGAGACGCTCGCGAAGACTGATCTTCAGCTGTCCCGCACGCACACGGTGCGCGAAGTTGGCGACGACATGCCGCGCTTTCAGTACACGGTCCGTGAGCTGCAGGGCGAGTACGACTGCGCGCTCTGCATGATCGCGTCCACGCAGCGCTACCGGAAGCGCGACCTGGCGCCAATCCATCCGGGCTGTGACTGCCTCGTGAAGCTGGTGACGGCCGACGAGGATCCGGGCCAGGTCATCGACGAAGAGAAGCTAGAGCGCATCCACGACCTAGTCGAAGAGGCGCTTGGCAAGTCGGACCGTGGAGGACGAGCGGTCGACTACCGAAAGATCATCATCGCCAACGCCCACGGCGAGATTGGTCCGGTCCTCGGGTATCGCGGACAGCGATTCTCGGGCCCCGACGACATCCACCTTCCGACCTGACGCCCGCCACGGGCTGACGACTCCCGACAGGGGAACCACCATGCGCAACCTTCGGCACTCCCTCGCGCTCTCCCACGCTCCGCAGACCATCATGGGCTACCGCAAGGATGGTCGCCCGATCCGGTTCATCGGTGGTGGCGACGGCACTGTTGACGATGGCGTGAAGCCGGCCGTCAACGAGCACGGCTACCCGGACAACACTCCCACTGCGGAGATGAGTACCGAACATCAGGTGGCGTACTGGAAGCACCACGCCCGTAAGCACGAGACGGCCGCGAAGGCTGCGCCTGACGCTGCGGAGCTGGAGCGCCTGCGCGCGGCTGAGGCGGAGCTCGCCACACGCAAGGCTGCTGACCTCACCGACGCTGAGCGGCTCCAGGCAGAGAAGGAAGCCGCGGAGACCGCCCGACTCACCGCTGAACGCGAGCGGGACGAGGCACGCGCGGACGCGCTGCGGATCACCGTAGCTGCTGAGAAGGGCCTCACGCCTGCGCAGGCCAAGCGACTCCAGGGCTCCACGAAGGAGGAGCTGGAGACCGACGCAGACGACCTACTGAAGGACTTCGCGCCCTCAACCCTCGGCACCCCTCCGCCTCCACCCCGCGCAGGCGGCGACCGTGGGGGCGACGTAGGCGGCAACACCCGCACCACCGCTACCGGCGCGGACCTGTATCGCCAGCGTCACGGCAAGAACTGACCTATCCCTCACAGGAGGATCCATGAATCTCGGACTCATCACTGAGAGCTTCTCTCAGGACCGGCGGGACTGGCTCGCCAGCGACCACGGCACCGACATCGCGCCGAGCGTGACTCTCGATGTCTCCACGTTCACCGCCGGCACCCACTACCCGGACGGCTACATCAAGAGCGGCATCCCGCTGGGGAAGATCACCGCTTCCCAGAAGTACGGCCTGTACGACGACACCAAGACCGATGGCCGTCAGACCCTCGTGGGCTTCCTCTTCACGGGCGTGGAGGTCGTGACCCGTCGGGGCGCCACCCTGTCCAGCGCGGTCGGCTCGATGCTCGTCCACTGCGCCGTCAAGGAGTCCAAGCTCCCCGTCGCCGTCGACGCCGCAGGGAAGACCGACCTGGCCTCCCGCGTCATCTTCGTCTGAGAGAGGTAACAACCAACTATGCAGCTCATTGACGAGTTCGCGACCCCGGCGGAACTGACCGGGTACGCCCGCGCGGCCCTGGCCGACCGCGACGAGAATCAGCTCACGCTTGACCGCTGGCTCCCGAACCGCACCATCAACGATCTCTCCTACCGCTTCACCCGCGGAGGTGGCGGCCTCACCGAGGCTGCTGTGTTCCGTGGCTTCGATGCATCGTCTGACGTCGGTGTCCGGCCCGGCGGCGCGCGAGTGTCTGGCGAACTGCCGCCCATCTCGCGGAAGATCCCGGTCGGCGAGTACGAGCGCATCAAGCGCCGGAACGTGGACACTCAGAGCGCCGAGATCCGTGACGCCATGCTGGACGACGGCGTGCGACTCGCCCGCCAGATCGAAGCCCGTATGGAGCTGGCGCGCGGTGAGGCGCTCTTCAACGGCAGCGTCAACCTGAACGAGAACGGTGTTCAGGCCGGCGTCGACTTCGGCCGCAACGCCGCACACTCCGTGACGGCTTCCACCGTGTGGAGCACCTTTGCCACCGCTGACGCGTATGGCGACCTGTCGTCCTGGCTCGACACCTACAACAACACCAACGGTCGACTGCCGGCGTACACCCTGATGTCCCGGACGATCTACAACGCCCTTCGGCGTAACGTCGGCCTGACGAAGCTGGCGAACACGCAGAACCCTCCGACCGTCCTCACGCGGGACGGCCTGAACACTGTGCTGGCCGACTTCGACATCCCACCGGTCGTCATCTACGACGCGCAGGTGTCCGTGAACGGCGTTGCGACGCGAGTCACTCCCGTGGACAAGATCCTCTTCCTGCCGGAGTTCGGCGACGCTGTGGGTCAGACCCTGTGGGGCGTCCCTGTGGAGGCCGACGACCCGCGGTACGGCCTGGCTGGCGACGCTGCGGGCGTGGCGGTCGGTGGCTACAAGACGGAGGACCCGCAGACTGTGTGGACCCGCGCGACTGCCATCGCCCTTCCTGTCATGGCGGCCCCAGACCTGACCTTCGTCGCCGACGTTCTCTGACATTGATCGCGAGGCATTCACGCATGGCAACCCTGAAGACGAACGTCCACGTGACGGACTCCGCGGGCGTGAGCCACGTGTTCGGCCCCGCGGACGAGGTCCCGGAGTGGGCACAGGCACTCATCACCAACTCGAAGGCGTGGCTGGAGCCGCCCTCCGCAAGTCGACTTACGGAGCCCGCTCCGAAGCCGGCTGCGAAGAAGGCAGCCCCGGCCAAGCGCGCTCCGGCGCGACGGAAGGCGGGCGGCGATGCTGTTTCTGACAGCTGATCTCCGCACCCTGCTGGGCATCCCTCTGACGGACGAGCGCGCTCAACTGGCACACGACCTGGCGGAGGACGCCATCCTTGGTGAGGTGGGGGACCGGATCACCGAGCCGCCTCAGCGCGGCATCCGGGCGGTAGCACTTGCGGTTGCTGCCCGGATCCTCACCAACCCGCAGGGCGTCCGGTCTGAGCAAGCGGGCGGCATGCTCGTGAGCTACACCGACGCGCAGACCGGCGTGGTGCTGTCTGACGACGAGGTTCGTCGGCTGCGTCGCGCGGTGGGCAAGGCGTCAGGCGCCGGGATGCTGGACATCGCCCCGGTGGAGACCCGGATCTCTACGTACCCATGGCGGCCGGCATGAGCCTGATCGCGTCGCTGATGTCGGCCACGTGGTTCATCGACCGCGCGGGGGAGCGGGTGCGGGACTCTACGGGGTCCTACGTGCCCGGTCCCCGCGTGCGGGTCCAGGTGGACAACTGCGCCATCATGAGCCCCTACGGCGTGACCGTGGGTTCCTCGTCGGAGACGAACGAGGCATCCGAGACCGTCACCACCCGTCGCGTGTTCGCCGCTCCTCTCGGCACCGATGTCCGTCCCGACGACCGAATCGTCTCTGACGACGGCGCGGAGGTCTGGGAGGTCGTCGGGCGCCCAATGGTCTTCCCCCTGACGTCGCTCGCGCGAGTCGAAGCCACGGTGAAGGAGGTGACCGGCTGATGGCGTACCGCTCGAAGTACACAGGCAAGTACGCCGGTCTTGGACGCATGGTAAGCCGGCCGTGGCTTGCAAAGCCGTGCCGGGATGCCTGCGTGAAGATCATGCACGTTGCACAGGCGACAGCCCCCGTGGGCGACCCCGCGGAGGACAAGCACCCGGGATGGTACAAGCGCAGCTTTGACGTTATGCCGATCAACCGGAACGTGCCCTTTCGCGGGCAGCCCCGGCAGCGCTTCGGGGCGCAGGTAGTCAACACTGCCCCGCATGCCTGGCGCGTGGAAACGGGCGACGGAAGAGTTCCGCGGTACGCGATCCTCACCAAGGCGATCGACACTGTGAAGGGGGCGCACAGTGCCTGACGTTGAAGCTGTGCTCGCCCCGTGGGCGGAATCGACCTTTGGCGCGTTCAGCTGCGCAGAGACCCCGCCCGATCTGGAGGACCGGCTCCCCGTGATCCGCGTGGAGCGCATCGGGGGACCGGACGAGCGTTTCAGTCATCACCCCCGCGTGGCTGTTGACGTATTCGCCGCTACTGCGGACGAGGCACGAACGCTCGCGGGCCAGGTGCGTGATGCTCTTGTGCTTCTTCGTGGCCCTGTGAACGGCGCAGTCGTACGTGGTGTCCGGTGTGACGCCGGTCCGTCCCGGCAGCCGTGGGCGAATGACGCGATCCACCGACGTGGCGCCACTTTCACCGTGAGCCTCCGGGCTGCATAACCCAACTTCCCAACCGCGTGAGGCGACTTGCGCGGCACTTTCGCATGCCCTGGAGGCATCATGGCGGACACCCGCAATGCCGATCTCACTTTCGGCGCAACCGACTATCTCGTCTACGCAGCGGCCGTGAACACGGTCGCGCCGGTCTCGTTCGCGGACCCGGCAACCCCGTGGGTAAATCTCGGCTGGATCACCACGGAGGGCGGGCTCTTCAAGATCGAAGAGGAGTCCAAGGACATCGAGGCGGCCGGCAGCCTGGAGCCCATCCGGACGCTGATGACCAAGTCCGTGAAGAGCGCACAGGTCACCTTCCTGGAGGGACTGAACCCCTTCGTCCGGTCGCTCTACGACAACGTTCCGCTGGCTTCGCTGGAGCCGACCACGGGAACCGTCACCTACGCGCTTCCTGACAAGCCGAACGACCTCCGGTACGCGTTCGTCTTCGACTCGATGGACGGCGACAAGCGCATGCGGCTCTACATGCCGAACGGCAAGGTCACCGAGCGAGGCGACGAGCAGCCACAGACGAGCGATGTCATGGCGCTGCAGATGACCTTCAAGTTCTACAAGGGCGCGTCGAACGCGTCCGCCGTTACCCGCTCGCTCGACTACGGCGACATCGACGTCTCCGGCTTCTTCCCGGAGGGCTAAGCCCTCACGCAGTCCAGCGGAGCCCTGTACCGCGCGGGTCCGGGGCTCCGCTTCATCCTCAACTCAGCTCCACAAGACCCGCGCAGCAACACAATCACTGACTTAGGAGACCCGCGCGCATGACTCAGACCACCCCTTCGCAGGCGCAGGAGAACGAGGCCACCGAGGCGTACAGCACGGCGCAGCTGGCTGACGTCGAACTCCGCGTGAAGCCCGTCACTCAGTGGCGCCCCTCGTACCTGCGAGCCCTCCGCACCGCTGACTACGACACGTGGGCGGCCGGCGTACTCCACGAGGACGACGTGGAGAAGTTCATCGACATCGACGCGACCCTTGACGAGATCAACGAGTTCGTATCCGCCGCGATGGAGTCCGCGGGAGAGACCCCGGGAAAGTCTGGTGGACGTGGGACGTCCTCCAGGAGCACGCGGAAGCGCTAGAGGCTGACTTGGCGTTCCGCGGTATCGACCTACTGGACGTGTACCGCGGACGCATGTCGATACGTCGGCTGCGTGTCCTGATCCAGGGTCTTCCGCCGGAATCGGCGACGAGAACCGCCCTTCGGAATGCACAGCCGGAGGACACCGCGGGACGTCCTAGTGGCGAGTACCGCCCGGACAAGGCGCCGTGGAGCGCCGTGGAGATGCTGCTCGCGGCCATCAAAGACGAGGTCACCCTCAGCCGTAACGCGGCTATCGCCATCGCCGGCGGGAAGCCTGGCGAATTTCACCCCACACCACGCCCCGGAATCCCCCCGAAGTCTGCAGCCCGGAAGGGACTGACGGACGAGCAGCGCCGCGCCCTTGACCCGCGGCTGAGAAATCAGACGCAGAAGGAGGCGTGATGGCTGATCTGGACATTGTGGGTGGTGCAGCGGTTGACGTCGTTCCCGTCATCCCGCAGTTTCACACGAAGCTGAAGGCGCTTGTCCTCCCCATCGCTGACAAGGTCGGCGAAGAGGCGGGCAAGCGCATGGGGCAGGCGATATCAAACAACATCGTGATCGCCATCCCACAGGCCATCAATCAAGGTGGCAAGGCCGGTGCAGCAGCCGCGGGACGCCAGGGCGACAACGCAGGTGGTGCGTTTGCGCGCAGCCTGAGACGCAAGCTCGAAGTGGCCTTCAAGGCCATGCCGAAGCTGGATGTCCGCCTCGGTGACACCGGAGTGGACGCGGAACTCGCACGCCTCCGCGCCAAAATGGAGCAGCTCTCCAACAAGCGCATCGGTATCGACGTCGACGCCATGGCCGCTCGCGCTGAGGTCACCCGGATCGAAGAGCAGCTGAAGCGGCTCGGTGCTGAACACCCGAACGTTGCGGTTCGCGCGGACACGGCTGCCGCTCGCGTGGCGCTGGCTGCAATCCGCGAAGAGATCGACGCCGTGGACCGGAAGCGGATCACGGTCGACGTCGACGTCGACGGAGCCGGCGCGAGTAGCGCGCTCCTGGCGCTCACCGTCCAGGCTGCTGCCCTTGTGGCGATCCCGCTTGGCCCGGTCCTGGCGGCCGGTCTCGGTGGCATCGCCGCCATGGCGACGGCTGCAGCCGGCGGAATTGGTGCCTTCGGTCTCGCGGCCATCCCCGCCATCAAGGGCGTAACGGCAGCCATGACGGCGAAGACGGCGGCAGAGAACGAGTCGACGAGCGCCACCAACAACGGTGCTCGTGCCTCCGTTCAGGCTGCGCAGAGGTCCCTGCAGATGGCTGGTGCACAGGCGTCACTTGCCTCCGCCCACCGTGCTGCCGCGCGCTCCATCTCGCAGGCTAACCGACAGGTGGAGGACGCAGAACGAGGCGTCGCGCAGGCCGTACAGCGTGCCGCGGACCAGCGCCGGCAGGCAGCTGCAGCCGTGGAGAGCGCGGAGCGATCCCTCTCCGACGCTCAGCGCACCGCCCGTCAGGCTGAGCAGGATCTGACGCAGGCTCGCGCGGACGCCGCTCGTCAGCTGGCCGACCTGAACGACAAGCTGACGGATGGCGCACTGGACCAGCGGGAGGCCACTCTCCGCGTCCAGCAAGCGCAAGAGGATCTGAACGATGTTCTGCGGAGCGCTGACGCCGGCACGGCCACTCAGCTGCAGCTCGACGCCGCGCAGCTGGCCTACGACCGCGCGAGGCAGAACGCCGCAGAGCAGAAGAAGGATTACGCAGACCTCCAGAAGGAGGCGGAGAAGCAGCGCAAGGCTGGCGTCAACGGCTCTGCCGCCGTGAAGTCTGCTACGGAACGCCTGGCCGACGCTCAGCGCGACGTCCTGGACAACACCAAGCAACTCGCGGACGCTCAGCGGGCAGCCGCTCGCGCACAGACCGAGGCCGCGCAGACCGTAGCCGACGCTCAGCGTGGCTTGGCTGACGCCGTGCAGAACGCCGCGGAGACACAGGTGTCGGCCGCGGAGTCCGTCGCATCCGCGGAACGCGGACTGGCGTCCGCTCGCCTGTCAGGGATCAGCACGACGACGAAGGCGATCACGAAGGCTGACGAGTATCAGAAGGCTCTTGCGAAGCTCACCAAGCCCCAGCGTGACCTTTTCGACGCCATCGCCGGCCCGCAGGGACTGAAGAAGGCGTTCGACGACTGGCAGAAGTCGCTACAGCCCGAAGTACTGCCGATCTTCACGCGCGCCGTCGACGGGATGAAGAACTCCCTTCCTGGCTTGACGCCACTTGTGAAGGGGGCAGCCGACGGCATCACGAGCCTGATGGACTCCGCGTCACGGCAGCTGAAGACGCCGTTCTGGCAGGGGTTCAAGGACGACATCGCCGACAACGTGAAGCCCGCGATCGTCGGTCTGGGCAAGGCGCTTGGAAACGTGCTCGCAGGTATGGCCGGCATCATCGACGCCTTCCTCCCGCACATGGACGGCATCGCGAAGAAGTCGGACAGCATCACGGGACGGTTCGCGAAGTGGGGCAAGAGCCTTAAGGGCTCGCCGGACTTCGAGAAGTTCCTCCAGTACGTGAAGGACACAGCGCCCGGACTCGCTGAGTTCATCGGCAAGATCCTCTCGTCTGTGCTGGAGGTCTCTAAGGCACTGGCTCCGCTGTCGGAATCCATGTTCGAAGTCATGGGCCCGATCATCGACGGCATCAAGTGGCTGGCAGAGAACATGCCCGGCGTCGTTCAGCTTCTTTGGGGATTCTACGCCGCCACGAAGGCTATCAAGCTGATCATGGCTGCCGCCGCTATCGGAATGGCGGTCTACAACGGCGCAGTCATCCTCGGGACGCTCATCACGCAGGGGTGGGCGGCTGCGATCTGGGAAGCGAATCTCGCATTCGAGATGAACCCGGTTGTCGCCGTCATCACAATCATCATTGCGGCCTTGGTGTTGCTCGTCGCGGGAATCATGTACGCGTGGAACCACTGGGATTGGTTCCGAACGGCCGTAATCGCCGTGTGGGACGCAATCAAGTTCGCGGCACTGTTCCTGTGGGACAACGTTCTGAAGCCGGTGTTCTCAGCCATCTGGACCGGGCTGAAGGCTATCGGAACGGTAGCGATGTGGCTCTGGAACAACGCTCTTGGTCCCGCCTTCAAGTTCATCGGTGAGGCCGCTCAGTTCCTGATCACCGCACTGATTACGCTCTTCCTCCTGCCGACGTGGCTTGCCATCAAGGCGCTGGGGAAGGTCGCAATGTGGCTGTGGGAGAAGGCGATCGGCCCTTCGTTCAAGCTGATCGGAGCAGCCGCAACTCTGCTGTGGGACAAGGTCATCAAGCCTGTCTTCGGTTGGATCGGGGACAAGGCAAAGTGGGTTTACGACAAGGCCATTAAGCCGGCGTTCAGGGAGGCGAAGAAGGAGCTAGACGCCCTTGGAGCGGTGGCTAAGTGGCTGTGGGACAAGGTAGTCAAGCCTGTCTTTGGCTGGATCGGCGACAAGGCCAAGTGGCTGTACGAGAAGGCCATCAAGCCTCCGATGGACAAGATCTCCGACGCCGTTGACCTCGTCGCCAAGGCTTTCAAGCTGGCGAAGGACGACATCAAGAAGCAGTGGGATCAGCTCCAGGACATCGCCAAGAAGCCAATTCGCTTCATCATCTCGCACGTCTACAACGGCGGAATCGTCCCCCTGTGGAATCAGGTGGCGAAGATCACCGGCGCTGACAAGCTGAAGAAGATGAGCCTGGAGGGCTTCGCGACTGGCGGCATCATGTCCGGCTACTCCCCGGGCCGTGACGATCGCGTTATCGCCGTCGGTGGCGGTGAAGCCATCATGCGCCCGGAGTGGACGCGAGCAATTGGCGCCGACAAGATCAACGAGTGGAACGCAGCTGCCCGTTCAGGCGGCGTCAGCGGTGTTCAGCGTGCGATCAACAACGGCATGCCGGCGTTCGCTGACGGCGGCATTTTCGGCAGCATCCTGGGCGGGCTGAAGTCCGCTGGTGGCGCTGTAGTCAGCGGAGCGAAGAGCACCGCGGATTTCCTCACCAACCCTGACAAGCTGTTCAACTCCGCGATGGGTTGGGCGCGCGAGCAGATGCGGAAGTTCGCCTCCTCCGACTGGGGGAAGATGACGACGGAAATCCCCATCGGGCTGCTGAAGAGCCTGAAGAACTCCATCTTTGGCGGCGACGGTAGCGGCACGTCCGCGTCCGGCGGTGTGGGACGAGCCCTGATGTGGGCACGCTCGAAGGCCGGAATGCCGTATCAGTGGGGTGGCGCAGGAAATCCGTCATTCGACTGCTCCGGCTTCATGAGCAGCATTCAGAAGGTGATCCTGGGACAGGTCCCGAAGGGACGCCTGTGGAGCACCTTCTCCTTCCAGGGCAACAACGCCCCCGCGGGGTGGGTTCGAAACCTGCGTTCGCCCTTCCAGATTGGTGTGACGAACGCTGGCGTCGGCCACACGGCCGGCACGCTCGCGGGCGTGAACGTGGAATCGCGTGGCGGGCAAGGCGTGGTCGTCGGGAAGAGCGCACGGGGTTGGAATGACCCACTCTTCACGTCGCACTACGGATTCGCCCCAGCCCTGGCGAAGAAGCCATCCGGCTACTGGGCAGGCGGATTCCCCAGCGTCGGCGAGCTGGCAATGGTCGGCGAGCAGGGACCGGAGTTGGTCCGCTTCATGAGTCCTGCGCAGATCTACAGCAACGGTGACACGCGAGCCATGGCACGTCAGGCCGCGGACCTGGCAAGTCTCCCCGCGGGCCAGGGCGGAGGCGCAACGACGGTTCACGCCGACGTCCGCGTCTACGTCGGGGACCGCGAAATCACCGACATCGTGCGCACAGAGGTTGTCGCGCGCGAGGAGTCCACGGCTTCGGCCATCAACACAGGAAGGTGGGTCTGAACGTGCCCGACGAACAGCTAGACCCCGTTCCTGATCAGGGTGGGGAGGCTCCGGTCTACACGGCGCCTCCCATCGACCGCCCGCCGGTTCCCGACCTCATGCCGCGACGTGGCGAGCCCGGAGTAAAAGAGGGTGACCAGTGGGTGTAAAGACGAACCTCCTGCCTGCGAACACGTACAGCATGGAGACCGACGCATCCGGGTGGGTGGCCGAGACAAACACCACGGCCACCCGATCCACGACGCGTTCGTACTCGGGCGTGGCCAGCCTCCAGCTGAAGGCAACCGCTACAGGGACGGTGAGTGCTAGCACGGCGAGCCGAGTAGCGGTTACCGCTGGCACGGAGTACCTCGCGTATGCCTATTTCGCGCTGGTAGCCGCAGCCGCTGGCCGTAGTGCGACCGTCACCGTGTCCTACTACACCGACGTGACGGGCGGGACTCTTCTCGCCTCGTCGACGTCCGCGGTGTCAGCGCTGCCTAACGCTACGGCGTGGCAGACACCGCCCCCCATCCTGGCCACCACCGCTCCAACGGGCGCCAAGTACGCGTCAATGCGGATCACAGTGACGGGCCTTGGAGCCGCACAGCTCGTGGTGATGGACTCTGCCACCTTCGGGCCCGCCGACACCATCCCCGGCAACCTCCTGCCCTACACCGTGCAGGGGGTGGAGGTGGACACGAGCGGCTGGCAAAGCGTCTGGAATTGCACCGTCGACCGGGTGTCGACACTGAGCTACGAGGGTTGGTGGTCGCTACGGGCAACCGCGACGGCCGTCGACCTCCTTCGCGTCGGCACCACAGCTTCCGTGCCTGTGGCGGCGGGGGTGGAGCACGTGGCGTATGCGTGGGTCTACCCGCCCGTAACCGGTGAGCTGCACGTTCAGATCCGTTGGTACGACAACGTCGGGACGCAGATCAGCACCTCGTCGCAGACGTGGACCGGGCTGGCGGCTTCGACGTGGGTCCGGTGTGCGGTCATCGACAAGGCACCATCTGGCGCGACGTCGGCGCGAGTTGTGCTGGAGGCGGTGGCGACGGCTGCCAGCCAGGCATGGATCTTCGATCAGGTGAGGCTTTCACCGTCGCCGCTGATCCCGGGCAATTTGCTCGGGTACAACGATCAGTCGTTTGAAGTCTCCGTAGCCAACTGGAAGATCGTCAGCGGAGCTACCTCACTCATCCGCTCGACGCCTCCGTCCACCTACGAGGGTGTAGCCACGATGCGTTTCGTGGCTGACGGAACTGTTGACGCCGTCCTTTCAATGAAAACGTCCGTCCCGGTGATCCCCCGCCAGGCGTACCGTATAGCGCCGTACATCTACCACCCGGCGACGGTGGACGGCCCGGTGGTAGACATGCTGTTTACGTGGGCGGACGCGTCAGGCGAGACGATCTCGGTCACCTACTCGCGCTGGAAGATGGGCGCCCTAGCAGGCTGGTACGCACCGCAGGGCAGCTCAGTGGCGCCGGCTTCCGCTGCAACCCTGACGGTGGGGCTACGGTTCATCACGCCCGACGCCGGCGCAGGGATCCACGTGGACAACGTCCTCGTCGGCCCCGGCGGGATCAACGTACTGGCGGACCCACTCCCCGGCGGAGTAGGCGCCTCCATCACCATGCAGGGGATGACGACGAGTAGTTACACCTACTGGAGTCTGTCGCGCATGGGACCCGACGGGACTCTGACGCCCGTCCGCGGCTCCGCCGGCGACTTGACGCAAACCGTCATCGCTGGTGACTTCGCGGTGGCGGAGGACTACGAAGCACCGCTAGGCGTGCCTGTCCGGTACGTGATGAAGCTGTGGACTGGATCGACGCTGTACGTAAGTGCGACATCGGATCCGATCACCCTGCCCGAGCCGGAGTACACATCGGTATCGATTGTGGACCCGGGACTTCCCGCCAGGAACACGACGGCCGTCGTAGGCACACTCCCTGACTGGTCGCGGGCAGCGCGACAAGGCGTCAACGCTATCCGCGGCAGAGCCCGCCCCATCGTCGTCACGGACGTGCGTACCTCACGCACCGGGACACTGACGCTGATCACGGAGACGCAGGAAGAGCTAGACGACATGTGGTGGCTCCTGGAGACAGGGAACACGTTGCTGATCCGGTGGCCGCGCGCGTGGGGCGAGCCTGACGTGTACGTCCAGGTGGGAGACGTGACGGCCGCGCACGTCGACGACTACGCCGGCCACCACGACCGCGCATGGTCAGTCCCGCTGACGGAAGTGGACCGCCCGGTGGGTGGGACGACCGGCAGCGTGAGCCGCACGTGGGACACGGTCCGCGGTGGGAACCCCGACTGGCTGAGTGTTTTGACGTCCGGTGCGACCAACTGGCTGGACGTCTATACCGGAGTGAACGGAGTCTGATGTGTACCCCGTAAGCGCGCGCTTCCTGGAAGCCCTGCGCACGTCGCACTCGATCTCCGTTCGGGTGGACGCCTACTACGCCGGCCTTGTCACCGTGCCCGACCTTCCCATTGCGGACGGGTCGGTCACGGTGGACCGGGGGAGCAAGACGAGGCGGACGCTATCTCTCACCGTGAGCGACCCTAAGTATCTTCCGTGGGACGTGACGTCGCCGCTGGCGGCATACGGGCAGCAGCTCGTGGTTAGCCGCGGAATCCGGTTCACCGACGGCTCCACGGAAATGGTTCCACTCGGAACCTTCCGTATCGACGAGCCAGCCGGCGACGTGCATCTAGGCCCGGTCACTTTGACGGGCAAGAGTATGGAATGCGCGATCATCGACGACAAGTTCCAAGTACCCGCCACTACGCGCGGATACGGTGGATGCGTCGACGCGATTACCGCTCTCATCCGGCAGACACTGCCTGACGCAACGATCGTCAACCTGACGTCGGGAACACGCAACCCAACGTGCGCTGTGACCGTTTGGGACGCCGGCGCAGACCGATGGGACGCCGTTACTCAAATCGCCCTGGCGATGCAAGCGGAAATCTACGTCGATGCTCAAAACCGTTTCGTCATAACGGATCTGCCCGATGTCCTGACCGCTCCCGTTGCGTGGGACATCGCGGAGGGAGAAGGCGGAACGCTCATGTCATCGGCGCGAGCGATGTCGCGCACCGCCGTTTGCAACGCGGTGGTGGCGTCTGGCGAAAACTCAGCCGGCAACAACGCTCCCGTTTCCGCGATCGCTAAGGACACCGACCCGACGAGCCCGACGTTTTGGGGCGGACCGTTCGGCAAGGTGACTAAGTCCATCTCGTCGGCGCTCTGGATAAGCGTAGCCGCTTGCCAGTCAGCCGCGGATTACGCCCTCTTCGACGCCATTGCGCCGAACGTTACGACGTCGATCGCCTCTTCTCCCAATCCCGCCGTGGAAGGCAATGACGTCCTTCGTATTGTCCACTCCGGACGGGCGGAAAGGTATCTACTCCAGTCCGCCACGATCCCGTTGACGGCAGAGGGCTCCTTCAGCGTGAACCTGCGGAGCGGGAAGGAGGACACCGCATGACCTTGTCGAAGATGCTCGCGGAGGCCGTCCAGAGGGCCGCTGAGCGCGCCGTGGAGCAGCGGGGTGCCTCCTGGTGCCTGGCCACCGTCACGGCGACGCACACGGACGGCACGATCGATATCAGCACCGCCCGCGGACCCGTCGCAAGCGTCCGACGGCTGAAGTCCTATTCCGCCCCGACTGTCGGGGAGACCGTGAAGGTTTCGCGTAACGCTGACGGCAATTGGATTGTCGAAGGCGCGCTAGCTACCTCCTGACCCCCACGACTTTCGACGAACCGAGAGAGGCTATTTCGACGTGCCCAAAACAGATCAGTACGCACAGGGCGTTCAGTACCCGGTGTTGAGCGACGTCCCTAACATCGAAACGGCTATGGCGACGATGCTGAACGGCGTTGTACCGCTTACCGTGATGCGTTTCGCCAGTGCCAACGCACGTTCCGCAGCGTTCACCGGATCCATTCAGCCCGTTCCCGGGATGATTACCTACCTGATCGCTGAGAACAGGTGGGAGGGGCGTCAGGCTGACGGAACGTGGCTGCTGTTGTCTGACGGTCCGTGGCAGCCACTGACGTTTGTGAACAGCCATTCCGCGCAGGGCGGTTCGCCCGGGTGGAGAAGGAAAGCGGGTGGCGGAATTGAGCTTCGCGGACGCTTCAAGGCGAACAGCGGGAAGCTCGTTGACGGCGGCGATTTGGTGAAGTTCAGCTCGATCCCCGTCGCCGTTGCTCCGGCAGCCAGCCGAATCTTCCTCGTGGCCACCACCCGGTCCACGTCCGATGGCCTCAGCAAAATGACCGCTCGCGTTCAGGTCATGTCGAACGGGGACCTCATCTACTTCTGCGAGGCAGGTGGAGGCCAGGGGACGATCGCCGACCCTTCGTGGGTCGCGCTAGACGGAATCCAGTTCAGCCCCGCCGGCGACTGACGCACACCGCAAGACATTCACGCCCCGCCAGACGTCGGGGCTTTTTCTATGCCCGGGAGGGGATCACCGATGGGTGAAATCTGGATCAAGGAAGCGGAGCGTCTGGGAGACGGCAGCATCGGAGGCGCGATGGACTCGCCTTCCGCGCCCGGTCGTGTCGTCTGGCACACCACGGAGAGCGGCCACGGAGACGCCAGCTTCAAGAACGTCGGCTCCTACCTGATCAACATCGGCGCGGAGCCGCACATCCTCTACGACCCCACCACCGACCGGCTGGGGCAGTACGGGCCACTCAATCAGTCCGCTCGCGCGCTGAAGAACGACGGCGCGACGAGGACGAACAGGACCGGACGAGTCTGCATCCAGATCGAAGTCCTGGCCCGCGCATCGGCGCCGTTCACCGGCTATTGGAAGCCGGGGCCCAACTTCAAGGCACTCATGCGCGCGATCCGCTCATGGGGTGTCCCGGACACCTTCCCCATGGGGACGCCGGCCGCGAAGTCGTCCGCATGCAAGCGCAGCCGAACCACGTGGGCGACGAAGGGGGGCCACTACGGTCACTGCAACGTCCCGGGGAACGATCACTGGGATCCAGGTGCGATCTCGACGTCCGGACTCTTCAAGGCAGCCCCGAAGGGCAGCCCGGAGCCGGCCAAGCCTGCCACCCCGTCGACGAGCACCTACACCGTGAAGAGCGGCGACACTCTCTCCGGCATCGGGACGAAGACGGGCATCAAGTGGGAGACGATCGCGAGCCTGAACGGGATCAAGTCGCCATACACGATCAAGGTCGGCCAGGTGCTGAAGCTGAAGGCGGCCACCTCGTCGGCGCCTAAGCCTGCGGCACCAACGGTTGACCTCTCCAACCTGATCGCCGCGTCCCGCCGTGACCCGGGCCTGAAGCAGGGCGGCACCACGCACGCGGCTGACGTCCGCATTGTCGAAACAGCCCTGAAGGCGGAGGGGCTGCTCGCGGCTGCCTACGCGGGTGACGGGAGCTTCGGCTCCACCACCATCGCGGCCTACAAGGCGTGGCAGAAGAAGTGCGGCTACACGGGCTCCGCGGCCGACGGTATCCCCGGCAAGACGTCGCTGGAGAAGCTGGGCGCGAAGCGCGGCTTCAAGGTCAAGGCGTGACCCGTGAGCCCTGAAATCCTCGTCGCAGTCATCGCAGCAGTTGCCGTCATCGGCGCTGCTGTGGTGGCTGCCATTCCCCCTCTCCTGGCTGGTCAGCGTCGCACTCGTGGCGCAGTCCAGGCGCAGGGAGAAGAGACCCGCGCCGTAACCCTTGACGCCTTGAACGCCGTAGGAACGCGCCTGGAGGCGCGCTTTAACGCCCGCATTGACGACCTGCGCGACGACGTTGACGACGTTCGCGAAGGCATTACACGCGTCCGCGAGTGGCAGGCCGGCCACGACGCGGAACACATGATCATTGGACGACCCCGCACCGGAGGTGACGGCGCATGACCATGCCCGCAGGAATCGCTACAGTCACGCTGACCGGTCGCTATATCCATCCTGACGGCACAGCCCTGACGGGCAGCGTCACCATTGCAGCGCCCGCGCTCATCACCCTGTCGGGCGCGGACACCATCACCGCCGGCGCCGTTACCGCCACCCTGAACGCACAGGGTGCCTTCTCCGTCACGCTCGTGGCGACGGACAACACCGCGATGCAGCCCACCGGGTGGGCCTACAACGTGACGGAGACGCTGACCGGCTTCCAGCCGCGAACGTACTCCATCGTCCTCCCGCAGGCCGTACCCGTCGTCGACCTGGCGGACATCGCCCCGGCTAACCCCGCAGACGGTGACTACGTCCTTGTGACCGGGCCAACCGGCCCGTCCGGACGGACGATCCTGAACGGCACCGTGGCGCCGACGGCGGGCGTAGGTGCTGCCGGGGACTTCTACATCGACACCGTGGCGTGGAAGATCTACGGACCGAAGGCGTCCAGCTGGCCCACTGGCTACTCGATCGGTGGCGGCGGAGGCGGCGTCATTGCCTCCGTCAACGGCCAGACGGGCACGGTTGAGCTGGACGCCGCAGACGTGGGGGCGGACCCCGCCGGCGCAGCTTCGGCCGCGCAGACTGCAGCTGTTGCCAGCGCAGCCACGTACACCGACAGTGCCGTTGCGACGGAGGCGAGCGCACGTGACGCCGCCGTTGTGTCGGAGGCGACCGCACGGATCAACGCGCTCGCGGCGGAGGTGACGCGCGCAGACGCCGCCTATGTCGGCAACGGTGACAGCCGGCTGACCGACGACCGAAACCCGACCTACCACGCAACAAGCCACGCGGCAGGCGGTGTGGACGCTGTCTCTCCCGCGTCCATCGGAGCGGCGACGGCCACGGATCTGACGACACTGGCGGGCAGGGTGACGGCCAATGAAGGCGCGCTCGCGGCCAGTGCCCGCTACAGCATCCGTCGTGGCGGCATCCCGGATCCGGGGATGACTGACCCGCTGTACTCCGGTGCCGCACCGACGATCAGCACCACGCAGACGACTACGAGCACCATCGCGAGCGCCGTCAAGTACGCGCCTCCGCTGGTCACGCTCGCGGGTACTGACGTCCGCGGCGACTTCCTGTGGTGCGGGGCGTCCGACTTCGCTATCGGCACCGTGGCGCCGGACACGTCCTACGCCCTGCCGACGTCGAAGACGCCGCACCTGTACTCCAGCGGACAGAGCGCGTGGGCGCTGGAGTTCACCACGGATGCCGATGCCTTCGAGATGCGCTTCAAGTACATCGCTGCGACGTCCATGTACAAACTGAGCATCGACGGCCGGCCGGTGACGGCCACCCCCGTCAGCCTTGGTGGCACCACCATCGGGTCCGGGCACATGCTGAAGGTCGCTTTCGGATCGTCGGCTCCACGCAGGATCCGCCTCGACCTCTTCACGGTCCCGTTCGGCGGAATCTACATCGGCCCTAGCTTCCAGCTGTGGCGACCTGTGACGGTCCGTGGACGTCTCATGGTGCTGGGAGACTCCATCACCGACGGAAGCGCGCAGAACTCGGGCCAGGGCGTCGGAACGTGGCTCTACCGGGCGGCACGCATGCTCGGTGTTACTGACGTCTGGGACCAGGCACGAGGGGGCACCGGGTACATCACTCCCGGATCGTTCCAGACGTTCGGCGACCGGCTGACGTCGGACATCGTCGCGTACCCGCCGGACGTCCTGGTCATCAAGGGCGGATACAACGACAACACCGGGAGCCAGACGGCCATCGCCTCGGCTGCGGCGTCCCTCTACGCAGCAGCGAAGGCAGCACTACCGAACACACAGATCATCGTGGTCGGTCCGTGGGTGCCTACTGCTACACCCGCGGGGTCGCTCGTGACGACGGACAACACCCTTGCGGCTGCTGCACTGGCGGCCGGCCTGCCGTTCATCTCCCTCGTCACGGGCAACACGTTGGGCGGTACTGGCGCCGTCGTGAGCACTCAAGCGCCACTCGTGACGTCGGGCAACGTGGCTACCGTCGTTGGAGCTGACAACGTCCACCCCACGGACGCCGGTCACGCGATGCTCGGCCGGTGGATGGTGCGAGCACTGGCACCGATTCTGCCGCTGTAAAAATTGCCCGGTCGACCGTCACATTTTCGATCCTCCACCCCATAACTCAGGTACACCGAGTGAGGGGATGGAGTGCATGGGGAACATCGGCATCATCGGGCGGGCCCGCGTCGGCAAGGACACGGCCGGCGCGTGGCTCGTCGACAACCGCGGATACCGGCGGGTCGCGTTCTGCGACACGGTAAAGGAGATGGCGCTCGAACTAAATCCGATCGTCGATTTCGTCGGCAAGGAGGTACGGCTCTCCGACATCGTGGCGGAGATGGGATGGGAACGGGCGAAGGACGAGTGCCCGGAAGCGCGCCCGTTCCTTCAGCGTCTTGGTCACGGAGCGCGGGAGGTGGACCCCGACATCTGGGTACGGCCGGCAATGAAGAAGGCTGCGGAAGCCAACGAGTCCGGTGTCCCCGTCGTCGTGACTGACGTCAGGTACCCCAACGAGGCGGAGTCCCTCCGTGGCGCCGGCTTCCATCTCGTCCACATCGACCGCCAGGACGTGCCGCGATTCAACCACGTATCCGACAACTCCCTAACGGCGGAAGACGCGGACTACCTGATCTATAACTCCGGAGAGGTTTACGACCTGCAGCAAGAGATGTCCGCCGTCGCGGATCTCATCTACAACCGCGAGTCCCGTCGGCACTACGCACGGGCGCTCTCCTGATGGAGTGGGCCGACTGCGGCTGCTGCTGGCCACAAAAGCCGAAGGTCCGGAAGGCCGTCGGCTGGCGGATCATTGGCGGTCCTGGAGAGCCTGACGAGGACGTGCCGCCGTTCTGGTACATCGAGATCGGCGGGTGGCCTCGGGGCCACTTCGACAGCTGGGACAGCGCACTCCGGGCGGCATGCAGGTACCTGCGTTACGAGGACTACCCGTGGCGCCAAGAACCTGACGTCGCGTAACGACAACCGAAAGGCATTCATGCGGAAGATCCTGGACTACCTGAACAACCTCGTACTCCGCGCCTACGTCGCGCTGCAGGTTTTCGCGGCCACTGAGCCCGTGCGGCTCCGGGCGGCTCTGACGTCGGCGGCTCTGGCGCTGGCGTTCCTCGTACCGTCGATCACTACGGGCGTTGCAGACCGCGTGGGATTCGTCGGCGCTGTGGCGCTGCCGATCCTCGTGGGCGAGAGCACCCGCAAGAAGGTGACGCCGGACGACAAGGCTTAAGACAGCCTTAGCTCCCGGTAAAACTTTGCCTCCCAGACAAGGCCCTCTACCCGCCGTAACAGGCAGGTGGGGGGCCTTTTTGCGTTTCAGAGGTCTGCACAACCTCCGCGAGTCGACTCACGGACGGCTACACGCACCGTTGTGTCGACCGACACATGCAAGGTACATTCCCCGACATGCCGACCTCACCCGGACCGTTCCTGCAGGCGCTGGACGCCCTGTGGGAACATCTACGGTCCACCCACACCGATCTGCCACCTATGAGGATGTCTGTCGTACCGACACCATCGCCGTCCAAACACGGCCCGGAACGGTGGACGCGGGAGGGGGAGGTCGTGACGGGCCTCGTCGTCTCCGCGGACACCCTTCGCGACGGGCCTGACGCTGTACTGGAGGCCGTACTCCACGAGGCCGCTCACGTGCTCTGCTGGGTGCGCAATGTCCAGGACACTAGCCGTCGGGGCACCTACCACAACGCCTCTTACCTGGCGGCAGCTGTGGAGGTGGGGCTCGAATGGCCAGCGGACAGGCAGCCGGCCGCCAGCGGTCGTGGCTACGGATCACCGGAGCTGACGGACGACTCCAGGACGCGGTATGCGACGGACCTGAAGACCCTGGCAGCCGCCATCCCGCAAGTCCTCCCGCACCTCGTGCTACCAGAGTCCACCCGGACGCGGACTCCGGACCGCCTGACACTTCAGTGCAAGTGTGTCGAGCCGCGGAAGATCCGGGTTTCCCAGACCGTCGCCGCAAAGGGTGCCATCACCTGCGGCGTATGCGGAAAGGATTTTGCGGCGCCTGACGCAACCCGGTGACATGCGGGGCACTGCATCGGGGTAGTCTCTGGCGAAGGCCAGTGCCTCGCGGTACTCTATGCGCGCCTACGCCGACGCTGAGAGGTCATGATGAGCCGAGAGATCGCCACGAAGAGATCAGGGGACCCCGTCCCCGTCAGCGTGGATGACCTCCCCGCGCTGGAGCTGGACGACCTTGCGCACGAGGGAGAGGCGGCACTCGTCGCCCGTGGTGCGGCGTATGCACGCGAACACCACCGCATTCAAGGCGCAGCCACCACGCTCGTCAGGAACATTGCGGTTGTCGTCGTTGCGCTGCGTATCCAACACCAAGACATGCGTGGATCCAGCCACGAATACCGTCAGGTAGTGGCGGAAATGTACCGAAGCGCGGGCATCCCATCCGACAGCACTAGCGCGCTGCAGGCCTCCGTCCGGTGGCATATCGGCAACCTCCTCCGGCGTCATCTGACGCCGCGCGAGTTGGAGGCGAACGACCTACAGCCGACGTCGCCACTGGAGCGGCTCCAGGACAGCCGCAAGGTGAACTCGTCGATCATCAAGGCCGCTAGGGTGTCGACGGCCGTCAAGGAGTCCACCCCGAAGCCAAGCCGGAGCAAGGCTGAACCGACAGGGGAAGAGGCCGGCAAGGCAGTACGAGCAACGGCCGACCATCTGCGCTTGGCTGTGGTGGCTAAGGACATCCTGGGACAACTGGACCGGAACGTCATCAAGCGGCACATGACCGACGGGCAACGGGCCGCCCTTGACGTCGAGCTGGCAGCCATCGAGCGGAAGCTATCCTCGCTCCGCAAGCTGACACAAAAGCCCAGCTCACGGGGCTGAGCGCGCCTCCACGTCGACCAGCCTCCGCCCCGCTCCGCGCCAAACTGCGGACAGAAAGACAAACTAACCCCCTATTTTCATAACTCTCTACACGCGTTAGAGAGCTTTGAAAAAAGGGGGTTAGTTTGCATTTTGGCCCCGGTTTGGCCCGGGAGGAGGACGAGCAAGATTCTTTGAGATCGACCGTCACATCCCGCCGTCTCCACCCCATAACTAAGGCGTCAGAGCGAACGCCAACAAGGGTGGAGGCCAAGTGGCCGGAGTAGGAACGATCAAGCGCGGCGGAAGCCGCTTCTACATCGACCCGAACGACGCACACATCAAGGTCCCGGGCGTGACGAGCGTCGTGGGCATGCTGCCGAAGGACTTCCTGACGTTCTGGGCAGCGAAGGAGTCGGCGGAGGCGGCCGTCAACAACTGGGACATCGTCTCCAAGCTGATCGAGCGCGACCCGCAGGGCGCCATCGACTACCTGAAGAACGCGCACCGTCGGAAGACGAAGGCGGCGTCTGATCTCGGGTCGACGGCTCACGACTACTTCGAGCGACTCGCGCGGGGTGACAGCGTCCCGCTGCGCCAGGTACACGCGGACGTCAAGCCTCACGTTCAGTACTTCAAGGAGTTCCTGGACGAGATCCAGCCGGAGTTCCTCCACCTGGAGGAGACGGTGTGGAGCGACTCCCACCTGTACGCCGGCAGCTTCGACGCCATCGCCCGTGTGGACGGTGAGGTCGTGGTCCTGGACTGGAAGACCTCCAAGTCGGTATACGACTCCGTGGCGCTGCAGCTGAGCGCCTACCGCTACGCGGACCGGATCATCCTTGCGGAGACGGGCGAGTCCATCCACGTCCCGGAGATGACTGGCGGCGCCGTCCTCCATGTGCGTCCGGAGGGCTGGCAGTTCGTTCCCGTGGCGTGCGACGAGGACATCTTCCGCGCTTTCCTTGCGCTTCGCCAGGTCTTCGACTGGGACCGCGAAGGGAAGAAGGGCGTGGTTGGCCGGCCGATCGCGAAGGGCGGAGAGACGGAGACAGGCACGCAGAGGCGGGCAGCATGAGCGACGGCAGGAGGATCGGGCGTCCCGGGCGGATCACCCACAGCTTCTACGGTGGGGAGGTCCGGCAGTACGAGGACCCGCGCCGTGTAGAGGTGCTGTTCGAGACGCGGCACTGGAGCCCTTCCCACGTGACCACCACGGGCGCCCGATCCCAGATGGGCGTTGCGGTCGGCGGCGAACAGTGGGCGGGGTTGGTCGGCGCAGTCACCGCAGAGCTGAAGGCGTCCCTGGACGACGCGCTTTCGTGCATTGAGCGTCTGAGCGACGAGCGCGACGAGCTGGCGGCTAAGCACATCACTGCGAGCGACCTTCTCCGCAACGAGAAGGAGCGTGCGGACGCCGCCATTCGCCGCGAAGACGTGGCGGACGAGCACTTCGAGGAGAAGTCCAAGGAGTGTGAGGCGCTGCGGAAGCGTCTTACCGACCTGGAGACCTCCGCGGAGTACTGGAGTGCGACAGCCCCGGGCGGCTCGCTACTCGACGACCTGAAGAACACCATCGTCAGCCAGGCGCGGGAGATCGCGCGACTGAAGGGGGAGAGCGCATGAGTACGGATCAGAAGTCATGGCCGCAGGTCATCGGAGGGTGCGTAGGGGCACTGGCCTGGCCCTTCGCGGAGGCGTGGGCCCTCATGGTCATCCTGGGCGCCGTACACGCTGACGTAGCGGCGGCCGTGCCGGCGGTCGGCTACTGGACGGCGGCGATGCTCGTTGCAGGGATCAACCTTCTGACGACATACGTCCGACGGCTCCGCAACTAGCGCAAGGCACACACAGGGGGCGTCCACACCGGGCGCCCCCGCTTCGGCATGCACTGAGGAGAGAGCAGATGTACGGCGACGACGACGTGTACGGCAGCCCGGAGAAGTTCGGCCTGACGGCTGTGGGCGAGCTGTCCGCGGACCTGTACTACGAGTTCAGCATCCTGGCGGTCTGGCAGCGCGACGAGGACGGAGCACTCTTCTGGGAGGCCGACTCCGGTTGCTCGTGTCCGTCGCCGTTCGAGTGGACGACAGGCATCGCAGACCTGAAGCCCATCCACGACGTCACGGAGTTCGTTCGTGAAGCACGTGCGGGGGTGAGCGGTCAGGAGATCCAGCGCGACGACGTGGAGCGGCTCATCCGCAAGGTGCGCCGGCTGGCGAAGAAGATGAAGACGGAGGCAGCAGCATGAGCGACGACCCGCAGAGATCCCCTGACTGGTGCTGGACGCACAACTGCCACCGCTCCGCCTGCCCCGGCCCGCACTAGGTCCGTAAGTCGACTCACGCACGCCCTTGCCCCCGGTGACTTCGGTCCCGGGGGCTGAGTGCGTAGGAAATCCGATCAGGAGGTACTCATGTTCTTCACCTTCAGCCAGAACAACTCCGGCGGCGGCTTCGACTTCGACGAGGCGGCCGGTATCAGCGAATACGTGATCGTCGAAGCGGACAGCGCGGAGGACGCCAACGAACGAGCCGAGAGCATCGGCCTGTACTTCGATGGCGACGGCGACTGTGAGTGCTGCGGCAACCGATGGTCGGCGCAGTGGGTCGGCTACGACCGGGGAGACGAGGTTCCGAGCATCTACGACGAGCCGGTTGAGTCCGCCACCGTCCTGATCAAGTGGATGGGTGACAACCCGGAGGCGTTTGTCCACTACGCCGACGGCCGCGTTACGGCACACCACCTTCCGCGCGAGCAGCGCTAACCATCAGCCCCCGGTTGCTTCGGCGCCGGGGGCTTTCGGCGTGCAACCACACAGCAGAGGAGAGCAGCATGAAGACCACACCCACCACCATCCACACCGCTGATGGCTCCATGGTCACCATCCGCCGGCGCGGGCTGGAGTTCGACCTCGAAACGAAGAACGCCCGCGGGGAGACGATCTCCACCGTCGTCATGAGCGAGGACGACGTGGCGGCACTGTACGACGAGATGGGCTACGCAGTGGGGTGGACGGCATGAGCTTCCACAGCGTGGCCAAGCACGCCTTGACCGTCTACTACGACGGCAACGCGGAGCTGGCGGGGAAGGTGCTGGACGGTATAGCGAGCGAGCTGGCGGAGCAAATCCGGGCGGAGATCACAGGCAACCCGCTCTTCATGTCCGACTTCATCGACCCGGAGGTGACCTCGTGATCGGCGCAAAGGACATCAAGACCGGAGACTCCGTCTACATTGGCGCCGGCGACACGTGGGTGTCCGTGCTCCGCGTCGTCGCTGACCGGACAGTCCAGCTGAGTGGCGGCCGTTGGGTGCGTGAGTCGGAACTCGACTACTACGGCGCGAACTGCTGGCGATACCACCCGGAGTCCAATCCGGCGCAGTGCCCGCCCGGAGTTCACTCGATGTTCGACTTCTGCCCGGGGGGCTGCGACAAGCCGATCAGCGCGCGTGAAGTTCTGGAGAGCTACGGCGTCCCGGAAGGGATCATCGACGAAGCGCTGATGGCTCACGCGCACGAGCTGGCGGAGGAGATCCGGGAGGAGACCGCAACCCTGAAGCGCGATGGCGTTCTGGAGCCAGGCAAGTTCCGACCCTGCCGCGATGCTGCGGACCAGATTGACCCGGAGGAGGACTGATGGCCCACATCGACGCCGGCGAGCCGTCCGCGGAGGCGGCAGTGAGCGCCCGACGGCTGGACCGTCTGGACGCCTTCCGCGCGGCTCACACGCTGGTCGGTTCGCTGGACTGGCACGGCTACAACCCGGACGTCATCGACGTTCTGCGGGTCGCTGAGTTTCTGACGGAAGGGGAGGACTGATGCGGGTCCGTGCGCTGCACATGGGCGGACTGCTACCTCCCCGCGCCGGCGTCGGTGCGTCGGTGTGCAAGAGCGGCTCGGACATCCGGAACGAAGCGCAGCTCCTTGACTGGCTGCTTCGGGAGCTGTCCCGGTGGGAGCCCGGTGAGGAGATCGTATTGACGTACGAGATCGAAGAGGAGAAGACCGCATGAGCATGGCCGAACTCGTCGAAGCCGGCGCCCCGGAGCTGCCGGAGGGATGGTTCTACCGTGTCAAGGACGACGGCATGGGTTTCCTTGAAGTAGAGGTGCGCGAGCGACGGAAGCGGTTCGGCTCCCGGGTGCTGAGCACCGCCATTGTCCGCGAGGACGACCCCAACGGCCGACGGGCGGTTGTGGCGGCGTGCCACCGTGCGGTGTCCCATCTCGACGCCAATAGGGAGCACGCTCGTCGGCTCCGGCAGGCGTCCCTGTTCCTTGGAGACCACGACCCGCGGGGAGGCCGCTGATGTTCGGAACCAAGACACCCACGCCCACCATCGACGAGCAGCGCGCAGCACTGGCGACCACGCTCATGGACGGCATGTCGCTGCTGGCGCCACTCTTCGACGCCGCTGACGGCATGCGGGCGGACCTCCTGGCCCGCGGATGGACGCCGCAGATCGCGGAGCACCTGGCCGGCCAGTGGCTCGCGGCCATGCTGGCGAAGGTGAGTGAGGCGTAATGGGGCAGTCAACTGACGCCATCCTGGCGTATGGCTACATCCTGCCGGAGGGCGCGGAGTACGACGTCGACGGCCTGGACCCGGACAGCGACGACTACGAGGGGTTCGATGAGGAGGCGGAGAAGAGGCTCAAGGCCGCCGGACTCACAGGCGTACACATCACACGGCACTGCTCCCACGACTACCCGATGTACCTCCTGACCGCTGAGGCACATCGAGCTTGGAGGGGAGGGCCCGTGGTCGTCGACCCGCACGGAATGGCGAGCGCCCCAGCCGCCCGCGACTGGGAGGCCAAGCTCCGCGCCGGCATGGAGCTGCTGGGGCTGACGTCGGAGCAGCCGGAACCGGGCTGGATCCTCTGCTCGGACTGGAGCTGAAGTGACCACCTTCGGCGAATACCGCGAACGCTACCGGCACGCACGTGACCGGACTGCCCTCCTCTGCACCGGCCTCTGCCGGCGCCACAAGCCGCGGGAGGAGTTCCGCGAGACTCCGTGGCACGGACGGGCCGCTGCCTGCATCCGATGCGAGACCTTCCCCGGTCCCGCCGGCCGCTCGCTCTGGCAGACCACGCAGGACGCTCGCACCTACTGGGAGTTGGAGCAGGCGCGGGAGAAGCTGCGCATGTACCAGCGGTTCGCGCAGCAGCTGAAGCGCCAGCGGTACGACGACTATCCCGTCCGCCTCGTCATGGGCATGGGCCAGACGTCAGGAGAGTTCGTCAGCGCCTACGAGGCGCCCCTCAAGGAGGCCGCAGAGCGACGCCGGAGGAAGTGGGCACCGCTCGTCGAAGAGGCGCTCAGAAAGGCACACACGCACGCAGAGGAGGAGCTGACATGACCCGAATCGACATTCACCCCCGCTTCGTCCTGGACTACACCGTTGGCCGCTACCGCGGACAGGTCGAGGTGGTGACGAAGGACATCGGCGCCACGATCGGCACGGAAATCCTGGACGAGGACGGCATCAGGATCTGCGCCTACCGGCCTGGCACGCGCTACCCGTCGACGGCGGAGGAGTGCGCGGAGAAGCACCTTCGGCAGGCGTTGGAACTGCTGATCGGGAGTTCCCTGCCTGACGCCCACACCATGCCCATGGGTCGTGCAGTCGCCACGGCCCTGCGTGCCGTCGTGGCCGGCGAGCAGCCCTGGAACCCCGACGACGAAGAGGAGAACGACCAGTGGTGACACCACTTCCCGGGGACTTCGCCCTGACGAAGATCTCCGGCATCACCGGTAAGGCCATCGCCGCCGGACAGGCGCTGATCGGCGACGCCGCTCCAGTGCAGCACGCAATGATCTATGTCGGTAACGGCCAGATCGTGCAGGCGATGCCCGGTGGGGCGGAGCTGATTGACCTGGCCGACGCGAGTGAGCCTGTCATCTGGTCGACGGGGCACTTCGAGTTGGACGTGTACCAGCGGCTGCAGATTCAGGACGAGGCGTTTGACCTAGTCGGCACCCCGTACAGCTTCCTGGACTACGCCTCCATCGGCCTGGCGCACTTCCGCGTACGGCCGGCATGGGTGACGGAATTCATCGCGTCGACGGGACACTTGATCTGCTCCCAGCTCGTCGACCTCTGCTATCTCCGCGCGGGCGTCCACCTCTTCGACGACGGCCGACTCCCGGGCGACGTGACTCCGGGGGACCTGTGGAGGCTGCTCAACCCGAAGCGCGTGACATCGACGGACGGCGACCTCTGGAGGCTGGCGAATGACTAACAGTTCCTGGGAAGACAGGTACGACGACTACTGCGAGTGGTCCGTGCGGCCCTTGGCGGGGCGGCTTGTTGACGCGGAGGACGACCGCGACCGTTACCGCCTGGCCTGGCTCTCCGCCCGCAGTCGGGCGAAGAAGCACCGCTCATGGTGGCGGGGCGCACGGCACCGCATGCTGACATGGCAGGCCATGTGTCGGCAGGGGTACAGCGGGCGTTACCGCGCGGCCTGGCTCTCAGCCCGACGGCGTGCCGCGGACGAGGCGAACTTCGCCATGGAGGCGCTGGACCTGAAGGCCGCGGAGATCGCGCGGCTGACGGCAGACCGCGACTGGTGGCAGCGCGGGCATGAGACTGCGGAGTCGCAGCTCGTCTACGAACGCCGGGAGAATGCGCGCCTGCGGGCGGAGCTGGCCGACCTCCGCAAGTCGACTCACGGAGCCTGAAATTCGACGGAGTTCGAGCGTCACATTTCCCGGGCTCCACCCCATAACTAAGGCGTAAGAGACGCCGCCAAGCGCGGCACTCACGCAGGCATCTACGAGAGGCACTCACACACATGGCAAACAACCTTCGCAGCATCTTCGAGACCGACCCCGACGCCAAGCCCAAGCCGCGGAAGCAGAACTTCGCCGACGATGTCGTCGGCCGCTTCCGCTCCGGCCGGCTCGTCGGTAAGCAGCCGGAGAGCCTGAACGAATGGCGCGTCACGACCGGTGACCCCGCCGTGGCCGACGTCATCGCGCAGCTCATGGGCGGCGCCGTGGAGGAGTGGGACACCGACAAGGAGGACAACCTCCAGATCCTCACCGACTCCAAGTCGGTGGAGATCA